GTGAATTATTGTATCGATGTGGTCGAGTCTGTGGAGCTGCTTGGTAAACAGTTTGAGCGTTTTAGTATTGTTTAGTATGTTAATAAACTTTATTGACATAAGAAGTAAGTGTGGACGCGGAAGGCTCTATAAGCCAAGTTCTCAATGAGATTTTCAAAATGGATAAACATTTTCTGTGCGATAGAAAGTTCAGGAGCAGCCGAAGAAGTCATGATTTCGATCTCCATTTGTAATAAATAAACAGATTATTTATTATTCAATTCTGAGAAGATACCAAACCGTAGGACCTATCATAAGAATACCAATCAGAACCAACATATAACCACTTACATAATAGACCATATTGTACCCATAAAGTTCCACGGTTAAAAAGTCAGGACAACTACATTGAGTACACCCGCAAACATAACAAGCAAACTGAGCTCCAATGTCATACTCAATTTGAAGAGACCGAAGCTCAGAATGGTCGCAATATATCACTCCGCATTGAGGGGAGATGGTGATATTCTTTCCAATCACAGAAACAACAGAAGAAAGTTCAACAATAACATTCACTTCTATTGTCAGGGCTGTGTAATCGACCACAAGCCAATCAACGACACATGCACTTTTGACCATTTTGGAGTTGAGTTGGTCCGTGGCTTTCATTGGAAACACAACCAAACATACTCCAGCTATAACAGGGAAGATTATGCCAAGGAAACACACGACGAGTATTAGATACTTCATTGTCATTAATTTAAAACAGATGTATTAACTTTTCAATTCTTACAACAGTAATCCCCAAAGATAGCATAGATAGAAATCAAAGTAGAAAGAGAAGAAATACTTATAGACACATAAATCACCCATTCTTCCACGAGGGGTTTGAACTGTAAAACAATGGTGAATACGATAGAAGCTACTGTCATGAAAAAGATGAAAACTTTCAAAAGTCTCTCATGCCTTGCATCTTTTTTTAAGACATAACCCGTCGGAATTATCATATCAGCTCCATTAGCAAATATCCTCTCCAACAAGTCTTTATCTTTGATCTCTTTGTAGATGTTGTTGACGAGTTGTTGATTGGAAGCCGCTAAAATGTTAACAGCTTCCAATTGGTTCTCAATGACATCGTTAATCGTATGGTAAGACATTTTGTGATTGAAAGAAAGTTTTAAGTTTTCAGTTGTGAAGTAAAAATTGAAAAACTTAATATGAGTTATTAAAAATAAAATGGCCGACATAGAGAGAGAAGATTTAGTAAGCTGGGTATTATATGCCGTCAGAGCAACTTTCGAGGAAGAATCCACACGTAATAATATACTCAAACTCTTTCTTCTTGACAACCCATATATAGAATATGGTAGAACTTTTATAGGAGAATATGACGAGAGAGAACTCTATGATTACATTAGAAACGTGGCGCGTCAACGTGATAATATCGTCTTATTCACGGCCAGTAATCTTCCAGATATTGTAAGTGGGGAAACTCATTTCCAAACTTTTATAATGGATAATAGGTACAAAAAGGTTTGGATTATAGACCCCGCAAGAAATACGGATGGAAGTGAGGGTATATATGATCCTATTATAGGGAAATCTTTAATTAGAACTTTCACAAAAAATGGGTTTAAGGTAGAATGGTTCACAACTTTGGGTTCAACATGTCAAATCAACGAAAAGGATGTTTTTTGTCAAAGTTGGTCTTTATATCTTCAAATAAGATTGGTACTTGACGGCGAGGTATTCATACCTCTTGATGATATAGAGAGATACCAACTTTTGCTCGATTTTTATCAATATCTTACTCATTTTGACTTTTTTTGCACATCATTAAACCACAGCTATCAAGAAGCTATCAAAAATGATTTAAAAGTAGGGTATAGTAGAAGTTGGCAAGAAGAGGTTAAATATAGTTATTTGAAATACTATCCTTGCCAAATTCTACAATCAATGACAGTTGGTGAGATGTTGTAATTTGTTAACTAATAATTGATAGAATTTTTATAATCGATTATAAAAATTTTCGAAAGAAATCATCCAGCTTCCGAGTCTGGAGGAACCAGTGAGTGCGGTAGTACAAGAAACTCTTGAACCCAGATATGTACTCTTTGTCCTCGTATTTTAGCATATCCAGTATTTTTTCAATTATCTCGTTGATAATTTTGATGTCCTTACAATACTTGTACGGTTTGGTGAGCTGAATAGTCGTTTCTATTTTCTTCTTCTGTTCCAAAGACAAAGCAATCCTTTCGTAGTTTTTCCCATACTGATGGAACTGTTCCCAATGAATGACAAGCTTCTCTGCCTTTCTCTTCAACTCGTTTTTTGTGTAAGGCTTTCGCACGTAGGGAATGTGAGGCTTCGCAACTCCGAGAATGGATTCCCAATCGAAATGAGAGATATAAGACCAAACAGAATTTCCCATGTTGTCTGTAATCTCCAAATCCATTCCGTGAGCCATCAGAATTTGAAAGATATCAAAAACATTTTGCCACACCTCGGGGTTCTTAACCTTGGCGAACCGACTAAGAGTGCACATGAAAGCAGTGCGTCCTTCCCGTAGAGAACTCTTTTGGTTAACATCCCATCCATCAATGTTGAGAAGGATTTTAATCAATTCAACATTGATGTGGTTGATGGATTTGTAGAGAGCCGTTTCCCCATGTTGAGTTTTGTGGTGAGCCAAAGCCCTCATCTCAGGCATGGAAATAAACGATTTGAAATACTGTGTGTCCTTTTCTTTTGAGGCATAACCATAGAAAATGGCGTGGAGTAGGGTTTCAGAAGGAATGGAAGGATCAAGAGTTTCGGAAACAAGACTCTTATCTCCAACGTGTATTCTTCTGATAGAAGCCAAACGTGTTGGAGGAACAACAGAAATCAGGAACTCGCATAGTTCGTGTTCTGATTCCCAATTGCAATTGTTTGAGAAAACATCGAATATTTCATCAACAGGGAAATCCTCCACATCCAGAAGACCAAAATCCACAAGCTTTCTCATGAGTGGTACGTTGATATCCGGCTCGGATCTATCATTTTTCTTGTTGAACAAGAACGTTAAAGGAGTGTTGTAATCTTTGTCGATACAAGAAGAAAGTCCACAAGGACAGAGGTAAGACGATTGACTCCACCAATGCTTGTTGTCGACAAAAGCTCCTTGAGATATCAGAAGCTTTGCCTCTTCCAAATCCTCATTTAGACAAGCAGTTTGGTAGGGGACGTCGTCCACAAGAAGATGAACGATTCCTTTCCAATGGTTTCTTTCTATGAAATCATAGAAGGGATGTCGTTGGACTGGCCGACCAAATAAATCCCCATCGTTCCAGTCGTCAAACTCGTCGTAATCATTGTCCATGTTGCGTGATCAAATTTATTAAAGAGATTAACAAAATTTTCAATTTTAGATCTCAGGAAGTGGGTAATTTTTGTTGAAAATTCTTATAACACGAGCGATACAATAAGAATAACCATAGATCTCAATAGCACAGCATATGGCGATTATAATAGCTACAACTGGTATAAAACATACAACTACACCAGCTACGTAGAAGGAATGTCCATCAGAAAGCTTTGTAACAACTACATCCATCTCTGGATTGTAAAAACAAGTTGTTGATGTTCCATCCGTTGAATTGAATTTCTGAGTTGCTTCTTCTATTGAAGAGAATAGGGTGAAAGGACTCCAAGCGTAAACTTTTGTTTGATTTGCAACATTCCCAGAAACGATCAGAAGAAACTCAACAGGTGAATAAGATATAATAGTATAGTTGGTATAATAAGAACATTCTACTGTTTCATAACCATCGTTTTGATCGTAAACGAGTTTACCCTGATAGAAAATATATGACACTATACCAATGGAAAACAGAGCCATAATAGTCAATAAAACAATGAAAACTTTACATGTAGACCAAAAAGGTTTTGGTGGTACAGTTGGTTCCGCAGACAGAATCTGAATCTCTTCATCCAGAAGTCGAGGCATAATTGGAAAGTATAAAATCAAGGAATAAAATTTTCAAATTTGTAAACAGTCGAAATGATTTAGATTGAACGAAAAACTTTTTTGATGATTATTATTGTAAAAGTTGGTTTGTATTCGTATAATTTCGAAAAAATTCAACCAACAAAATTTGAATTTTAAATAAATCAGACCATCCTGATAAAATGTCTTCTTCGCTCGCGTTCGGGATAGACCTTGGAACCACTTATTCGTGCTGCGCTGTTTATCAGAATGGTCGTGTTGAAGTTGTTGCCAACGATGTTGGAGAGCGAACCACTCCAAGCTGGGTGGCTTTCAATGGTTCTGAAAGACTTGTTGGTCAGGCCGCTAAAAATCAAGTAGCCATGAATCCAACCAATACTGTTTTCGACGCCAAACGTCTGATTGGAAAGAGATTCGATGATGAAAATGTTCAAAGTGTTCTAAAGCACTTTCCGTTTTCTCTGGTCAATCGGAACAACAAACCACATATTCAAGTCGAATATCTTGGAGAAAAGAAGGAATTTGCACCAGAAGAAATATCTGCCATGGTTCTAACAAAAATGAAGGAGATACTGGAAGCCTATCTGGGAGAAAAATGCAACAACGTAGTTATAACGGTTCCAGCATATTTCAACGATGCGCAGCGTCAGGCTACCAAAGATGCAGGAAAAATTGCTGGGTTGAATGTTCTTCGTATAATCAATGAGCCCACTGCTGCTGCCATGGCTTATGGTTTTGATAAAGCAGTAGACAAAGAACACATTATCCTTATAGTAGATCTAGGCGGGGGAACTTTTGACATATCAATCCTATCACTTGATGGAGGCGTTTATGAGGTAAAAGCCGTAGGAGGAGACAATTTCCTTGGAGGTGATGACCTTGACAAAGTTCTTGTTGATCATTTCATTCAAGACTTCAAGAAAAAGTTCAAGAAAGACATCTCTACCAACCCACGTGCTATTCGTCGGCTATATGCTGCTTCTGAACGTGCGAAACGTAGTCTGTCTTCAACCACACAAGCTTCTATTGAGCTTGATGCTCTATTTGAAGGTCAAGACTATTATGCCACAATTACTCGAGCGAAATTTGAAGAACTTGGAAGCTCTATTTTCCAACGGGTCATCAAACCCATTGACCAAGTTCTCAAAGACGCCAAGGTATCAAAATCATCTATCGATGAGATAGTTCTGGTTGGTGGTTCGACACGAATTCCAAAAATCCGTAGTATGCTTTCAGATATGTTTAACGGAAAGAAGCTTAACGAATCTATTAATCCCGACGAAGCTGTTGCTATTGGTGCAGCAATTCAAGCAGCGATTCTTTCGGGAGCAAACAAACAAGATGAGAAGCTTAACTCGATGGTTCTTTTGGATGTTTGTCCACTCTCCCTTGGAATTGAAACTTCTGGTTCTGTTATGACTCCTCTCATCAAACGCAACAGTACCATCCCCTGTAAGAAGACTGAAACCTTCTCAACCTATTCTGACAATCAAACAGCTGTGACTATCAAAGTCTTTGAGGGAGAACGTGCTCGTTCGACTGATAACAACCTTCTGGGTCAGTTTGACCTCACTGGTATAGCCCCTGCTCGACGAGGTATTCCCCAAATCGAAGTATCTTTTGATATGGACACTAATGGAATCCTAACCGTGACTGCTGTTGATAAGTCTAACGGAAAGAAGGCCGATATTAAGATCACAAACCGCGGTCAGCTTTCTAAAGAAGAGATTGAAGCTAAAATCCAAGAAGCGGAGAAGTATGCAGCAGCCGATCAGGCTGTTCGTGATACCGTTGAAGCCAAGAACCGTCTGGAGATGTACATTTATGGAGTGAAGAACACTCTTGAAGAAGGGAAAGTGGATGTCAGCCCTTCAGACAAAGACTCTGTCACGAATGTGGTGGATGAGGTAAGCTCTTGGATCGATAGCCATCCCCAAGCTTCAAAGAGTGAGTATGAGGACAAGATTAAGACGATTGAGAAAATCTGGAACCCTGTAATCTCCAAAGCCAGTGGTGGGGGTAAACCTCGAGAGGCTGGACCTGATATTGAGGAAGTTGATTAGAGAATTGAAATTGAAAAAGAATTTATAACGCCTATAAATTCAAAATGGATTCACCTATGGTCGAAGAATTTATTTTCATTATCAATGAAGGTTATAATAATAGCAGTAAAGATGAACCTTATGATTTATATCATGGTAACGTTCAAAGTTTTTACGAGAGTCCCAAATTTAACGAGTACGTAGATATACTATCTTTTGATGAGTGGATGAGCATTCTTCGCATTTTATCAACTCATCAAGAGAGATTCATTTTTTTCTTTGGTAATAATCTGAATAAAAAATCGTTGGAAAGTTTCTTTGAGACCAAAGCTATGGATATAATTTGTCTATGTATGGAAGTTTCAGATCAAGTATTTACAAATTTTTTCCACATGTTTAAACATAAGGAAATTTTTGATCACGTCAAAATTTTTGAACATCTAAAAGAGTATTATACGGATAATATTGAAAAGTCTGAACAAGTTCTCAAAATGTTACATACTATAGAACAAGAATCACTTGCTCAAGGCACAATACCTTATCACGAAATATCAAAATTTCGCACAACCGTGGGTAAAAATCGGTTGAAACTGAATAAGCCTCTTTTAATTTTTACAATGGCGACTCCAATTTCTCCAATCTTTTTTGATTACGAGAATAACAAGAACACTCCATGGAAGGATCGAAGGGACTTTGATATTGAGGCCTTCAAAACCAAATATCAAGGAAATCTCGTCAAAGGGTTGACTCAAGGTTTCAGTATCTTCTTCAAAAACGAGTTGTTTAACGACGACCTGTTTGAAACTTTACGTGATTATGTTTTTGACTTTGTTGATACTTTTTTCCCAGATGGGATAGACTTCTCCGAAGAGAAATTCAGAACTCTTTTACAACCAGAAAACCGCGATAATCTGGAAAATATACTTACCATAGAATTGACTATTGATTTCGATATGGACAGAGGTATGAATCTTATTAAGAGAGCTTTTGGACACTGTTGTGCCGTGGGCCATTCTAAAAGTCCCAACTTTTTCAGTTGGTGTCGATATACAGAAGTGCCACTGGAAAACTCCGTTCTCCTATGGCTCATCAAGACCACAGGAGTGAATTGTAAGGATCAAACTATTCTGGATCTGGTATTCGTTTCAGACGAACAAATCGAATATCTTATTGAACACATTAGAGAGCTTGATTATGAACAAGGTCAGGAAATCCTTAATCTGTCAATGAAGTATCGACTGTGAGAGGTTCGAAGGAGAGGTCTTCACCTACGGAGGCATTGACACCAACACTTACATCCGTTCCAAGAAAGGATTGGACGAGAGGGGAATCCTACACAGACAACGTTTTCTTGGTCAAGTCGTAGCCATGAAGCCAGACCCAAACAAATCCTTGTTGCTTCAGCTTGCCAAGTTTCACGCTCCAACGGCTCATACAGTTTGTGCCACCATTAGTGTGGCAGCTGGAATTTGTCTTCTTGCCGCAATTTGAAAATTTTATTATTACACAATAATAATAAAATGTATTTCACGGCAAGTGAGGATTGTGTGGACAACGAGGGAGTTGTGTTCATTTACAAAGATGTAGACCACAACATTTATGCCCGTTCACAGAAAGAACTAAACGCGAAAGGAATTCTACATCGTCAGAGGATTTTCGGTGATATAGTTGCCATGAAACCAGATCCAAACAACCATATCGCTTTGGAGATGATCAAGTTCTACAGACCTACTCTGACGACAGTTGGTGTTGTTGGAGCAGCAACTTTCACCTCTCTCCTACTTTTCAAAGTTTAGATTAATGCCTCAATCTAAACAAACATTTATTCAGTTAATAGTATCATAAATACGGTTTCGATAGTAGTGAGCCCGATACAAAGTATAGCCAAGGATAAAGAATCCTGCCAGAGCCGTAATACCAATTATCGTGAGGATAAACCCAGCAGTGGACATACCCTCGTTTATATAGTCATATAGAGTAAGGGTATAAATGACGTCGTAAACCTTGTCACGTCTACAAGGAATTTCAGTCTTGTTATTGATGAGAGTTTCAAGATGGTTAAAGACACTTTCGGCAGCCTTGACATCAATAAAAGTATCGAATGGAAGATAATGGTAAAGAACAGAAAAGTTTCTGTTTACATAAATGCTTACGGAAATGTCAATACTGTTTTTGGTGTGTGAAACCATTGTGAAACTTTGATACAAACATGAGACTTCCTCAATGTCTGGGTCGTAATAATCTCTGGAAAAGTGCATCAGCAGAGGACCAGCGATAACGCAAAGAGAAAGAAGACCAACGCAACCAAGCATAACAAAATCCCCACGACCCATCAGATGTAAAAGAAAAACAAAGAATAAACTTTTCAATTTTAATCAAAAGATTGATGGATTTGATTAAAGGGGTGACACAAGTAGCAGATGTAGAAAAAGCCGAATGTCCGATACTTTTCGGAAATTCCAGCACTTCTATAAAAGTCACATTAGATGACCCAGATACGACTCTTGGATATGCTAAAGTGACATGCACTTATAACGATTACGCTTTCACTGACTCTGAAACAGTGGACGAATACAGGTACAACTTTTTGAATCCTGAACTACTTCCACCATCACTCATTCAACAAAACGTAGTCAATTTTAACGAAGCCTTAGCATATACTTGTTCTCGTTTAACAGATCAAGGTTGCCCTGCTTCTTCAACAGAAGGTATTTGTTCCGTTTTTGTCTCTTCCACTGAAGAAGGGGCAATATGTAGAAGTTGGGCTGAAGAATTTCCTCGAGAATCTGATACCGTCAAACAAACCGTTTGCTCTGAAAGGGAACTATTTGAATGTGCTTGTCTCTATTCTTCCAGAGACCCAAACTACAACGAAATGAAAGATTTGATTTCCTATCCCGATGTTTGTTGGTATAGACCCTGTGATGTATACACTCAAGATGTCATCAGACTCTCCCAACCGAGCACAGGGTTGTGTCCTTATCCAGAAACAATGTGTTCCTTATTGGTTGATACAGTTTTAACCAATGAGGAGGCCTTCACACCAGATGTAGTCAATACCATGTTTTGTTTAGATAAAGAGTTGGGTATTGTGAATTCCACTTTTGTTATACAAAACAGAGAAATAGTTGTAAATGATACAGAATCAGAAAATGAGGTAGCAGGAGAGAAAGCTTGGACCATATCCATTATAGTTGGAAGCGTGGTTCTGTTGGTGCTGCTGGTTGTCCTTTTGGCCTTGGCTGCCAAGAAACAATGATTATTATATTTATTGTGTTTATTGTGTTTATTAAACACAATACCAATACTAATACCTTCACGAATCAGAAGAATAGTCAACACAACCTTTGCAACACGTGCCAATAACAACAATCAAATCAATTTTCTTTACACCGTTTTCTTCATTTTAGGAATCGGAAAAGGAGGAGCTATGGGAGTTGCAAAGTAAAACAGAACAGTCTGTAGTCCCAAAAAGAAGGAAGCGAATACAAAGTAAGGCAAGTCTTCAGAACCATTGCGGTATTCAATAGAAGTTTGCATAGTCAGAACTCCAAACGCGAAAGCGCTTAGATGGCTGATTGGTTTGTTGGAAGCGTCAAGAAATTTCTCAACAGTGTGAAGTGAGATAGACATTTTGGAATTTCTTAAATTTATTTAATTTTCAATTTCGGAAGTAAAAAAGATATGTCTGGAAAACCATACACAGTGAAGCGAAAATGAAGTATGGCGCTTGGGATGAGCCTTTGTCGACTTCTTGGAAGGTATGGGATGTGACCAAACCACAAACGAAAGCGCTTAGATAACCAAGAGGTCGGTTATAAGAGTCGATAACTTGGGAGTAAGACATTTTGTAATTTATTGACTTTATTTAATTTTCAGTTATGTCAAAATTGAAAATTTTATATTTCTTATTCATGATTTAGACTTCATGTCTTCAAAGATAGTCCGTCTTGATTTGGAGGACGCCCTGATAAGTTTGGGCAAACATGTTTTCAATCCTTCTCAGCAAACAGATCCAATCATGACCCACAACCAGACTTTGGAGGAAATTCGTCTTCTCATTCTCAAACTGAATCCAAAGGCCAAGCTTTCCATCGTGAAAACCTCTACTTTCCACAAACTTGTGTAAAATTGAAAATTTAATAAACTTGTTTATTAAATTCGACTTCTCTCATGTCTCTAAACGAGGATTTCATCAAATCCATTGACAATGGTGAAAGCCTTGAAACCATCAGAAGTCTCCTACAAAGAGGAGCTTCTGTTGATTACCTCAACAACCATGCACTATTGATGGCTGTTATAGAACTCAATATAAAACTCATAGAACTCTTATTGGATTTCGGAGCTGATGTCAATTACGATGAGGGGTTGGCTCTGGTAATGTTTGTCAACTCCGCAAACAGAGATACTCTGGAACAAGTCAGATTTCTTCTATCCAGAGGAGCTAAAGCCACAGTGAGAGGAAATTTTCCTCTTTATATCGCAGTTCAATACGACTGGATGGATATGGTCCGACTTCTTCTCGAAAATGGAGCAAAACCAGAAAGGGCTGAACTGGGAACATATGCTATGAACAGAGAGAATTACGAAATGATGAATCTACTGATTAAGCACGGTTATGACATCAATTACAACAAAGGCATTCTTTTGCGTCATTATCTTTACAGAAGTCACGAAGCCGTTATATATTTGATATACAATGGCATTAAGCCAGATTATCTTTTCATAAAAGTCGGCCATAATAAAATAGTAATGGGCAAAAGCCAAAGATTGAGACTTTTCATCTTCAACACGTATATGTCCTCCCTTCCACTCAAAGATGAAACGACTTGGGACTTTTGGATCGCTTGGGCTCCATATTTGGGAGAAAGGTACGTTGTTGTCGCAGAAGAGATGAAAAAGATCAAGTCTCAGATATTTTCCCAAAATTGAAAATTTAATAAAACATTTTTGTTAAATTGAGTTACATGGCAGTTTACATCAGACAAGACCTTTGTGAGGCGATCAAAAATCGAGACTATTTTTCCGCTGGAAGGTTTTTGATAAATATGTATGAATTCCAGATTTACTATGAATACTTTGACCTTTGTATTAGCAACAAAGACTTTGAGATGTTCACTCTTCTTACTCTTTCCAAAAGCTGCAGACGCACAGACGAACGTAATTTGGCATCCATTATCTGCTCCACTTTGCCAGGAGATCCATTCAGAGTAAAAGCCATAACTTTCTTGGCAGAAGAGAGGACTCCTCACAAATCTTCTAAAAGTTCGGATTCGATTAAAAATATCATCCGTCAGGGAGATGACAAAGAAATTGTTGAAAAACTATTGATAAAGACTCTGAAACCCACTCCTGAAAATTTTGTGGATGCCGTCAATTATGACAGAATAGAAATTCTCAAACTTTTGATCAAGGCTTATACTCGTGGAGAGTTGGATATTTGGACGAGGGTCTTCGATTCTCAGGATAACAAGAGAATGATTGAAACACTCATTTACTATGGGATGGGATGGAATTCTCTCATCCGAAGCAAATACATCGAAAAACTTCCTGTTGACCTGAGAATTTTCATCTTCAACACTGTATTGTTCTCTTTACCATTGAATGATCGAAAGACTTGGGTGTTTTGGATAACTTGGGCTCCATTTTTGGGGGAGAAGTATATTGAGGTTTCAAAAAAGATGAAAAAGTTTATCGGTACAATGTATTAAAACTTAATACATTCTCTTACTTTCCAAGATAGTGCTTCAGATTGTTCCGTGTTATCTCTTTCATATATTCAGGAGCCTTTGGATCTTCGAGAACCCTCTGACAGGCAGTTCTTCCTTGGCTAAACTCACCTATATAATAGCTTCCCAATGAAAGATAATACCAAGGGTTATAACTATAATCAGGGTCATTAATGAATAGACCATCTTGAGAAGGATAACCAATTTTGATGGCTTCTTTGGCATATGCGCAGCCAGCCGTTCTCATTAGAGCTTTATCGTTAGTAACCAACATCTTCGCCAGAGCACAAAGAGGTTCGCTTCGCCAAGGACGTCGATTCCAAGCCCGAATGTAATGATAGTGAGCACGCTCGTAATCTTTCATCTGCTCATAACAATCTGCCATTTTATACATAGCATAGAACTTTTCCTCTTCATATCCATCATGTTCGATACGTCTGTTATACCAATAAGCAGCATCGAGATAATGTCCCATACAAGCAAGGGTTTGGGCCAGATAGAAGAAATAACGGTAGTTGTTTGGCTCATCCTTGATACCCTGTATAAGGAGATTAGCATCTCGTTCCAATTTATCATGTTTGCATCCTCCATCGGACCGGTCCGAAATTGATGCGGTATCAAAATTTTCAGGAGGTTTGGAGCCTTCAGCACCCCAATATTCATGAGTTACCCCATGCGAGATCCATGGTAAATTTGCTTTAACGATTCTCACGTTTCGATAAGAAAGAGCTCCTTCAGTTTGAATGAGAAGATAAGAATCACCTTTAAGTTGTTCTCGTGAAAACCCGTTATCAACAAGGCACATATCTGCATCAAGTAGAAGGATATAATCAGCTTGAGGAAAAGTTTGTTTGGTCAAATTGATGGATTCTGTTCTTGATGCTCCAAAGTTAATCCATTTGCGTTGATGAACTTTTCCTTGAACTTTATTATTCTTCAACCAATTTTCTATGATAGACACGGTATTATCAGTCGAACCTGTATCCGTAATTGAAACAAAATCGAAAGCAAATTTGGCAGCATTGAGACATCTTTCTATAATCCTACTCTCGTTCCTTACAATCATATTGAGACAGACCAGAGGAGCCATGAGTATTTTAGATAGGATTAGTCAGAAGTTTTAAGATAATCCAAAATTGAAATTTTTATTAAATGTTTCGATTCACAAAATGACCTCCATCGAACTGCAAGCCGAAATACAAGTTCAAAGAAGGAACGATTAACAAAGACACTCTTAAATTATTAGACAGTGTCACTCCGAAATGGAGGGAAGACCTTGAACAAATTTCCGAGACCGTTTAGATCCAATTGCTAAACGGAAAAACCAATTAAAAAAAAATTTTTTTCTTTTTATCACTCTTCTAAAACATCACCAATGGCCGCTCGTAAGTCAGCCAAACGTTCATCTGCCAAGAAATCCTTTAGTCCTGTAGCTCATCCTAGGTCCGCAACAGGGCAATTTGTGAAAAAGACCCGCAAGGCCCGCAAGAGCCGTAAGAGTTCCACGAAGAAGTCAGGAAGCCCCCGTAAGGCCCGCAAGCCATCCGCGTACAATCTCCACCTCGGTAAGGAGCTTAAGCGTCTTGCCGCGGCTGACAAGAAAGCCGGCCGTAAGATCGATGCCAAAGGTAACTTCCGCAAGGCCGTCGCTGCGTGGCGCAAGTCAGGCAAAAAGAGCTCACCCAAGAAATCCTCCCCCAAGCGTGCCCGCAAGTCAGCGAAGCACATGATGTGGGGCGCGGGTGGCTATTAAGCTAATACTCCCTCCCAACCCTAAATCAATTATTCTGTAAAACATTTTAACAGAATAAACTAAAAGATATGTCTCTTGAGTATGCAGATTTGATACCTGTTTATCCATCTATAACGGATCCACAGTTTCAGACCAAAATTTCAGCTAAAAAAGAATTTAGCGAAGTTTCTTCTACGGTAGTTGAGGCCGTTCCGGGGCCTGGTGAATATTTTAAACACCAACAATGGGTGCTTCGATATTTAAGAGCCTATCCACGGTTGTTTCTAATACATGAAGCTGGAACGGGTAAAACGCCAGCTTACATTTCAGTAGCAGAGGACCGTCTTCATCCCGTTACGAGAGTATCGGCTTTTGTGGATGCTTTGATGGAATATTACGACAGTTATAAAGGCGTTATAAACCATATTATCATTTTGGTGAAAGGTCCAGCTCTTGTTGAGGAAGTGAAGAGACAAATTGTTTGTAAATTCACCAACAATCACTATCTGAAAGAAGGCAAGGATAAGACTATGACTATTGATACTGAAAAGTTCAACAAAGCTTTTACCATCACAACTTATACTTCTTTTGCAAACAATCTTCTCAAAGACAAAAGATCTAAAACGGAAATCAATGAATCTTTTCGGGGAACGATGTTTGTGGCAGACGAACTTCACTCGGTTAAAAATGAATTAGTCAAAGAAAAGAAAGACAAAGACGAACCGGAAGAGGATGATGAAGAGGAATCAGAAAAAGATAAAAAAGCAGAGAAAGATATAAAAGAGTATGCTCGTGTTTATGGAGCGCTTCATCAAGCCTTTCATGCCCCCTTCACTCGTCTTGTGGCTGCTTCGGCTACACCCATGATTAATTCAGTGGATGAACTTATCGATGAAATGAATCTCATTCTTCCTGAAGATAATCAGATTCCCAAATCTGCAAGTATCTCTAAACTGACTCCTCAACTTTTTAGAAAGTATTTCATGGGTTATATTTCTATGGTTCGAGTTGGTGATACGGGTGTAACTCCAACCTTTGAAGGGAGACCTTTAGACAAAGACTATGACGGAAGCCCATCCCAATTAGTCGTGTATAGATCTCTAATGTCTTCATTACAAGCCAAAGTGTACAATGAAATTTTGGAAAAATACAAAAAGGAAGGCTTTAGAAGTAAAGAAAGACAAGCCTCATGTTTTGTTTATCCCGATGGAAGTTATGGCGGCACTGTGTTGAGAAGGAACAAAACAAAAGTCAAAAAAGGTATGGGAAAATATATACTTTCCCCACAAGTGGATATCTATCAACCTACCAAAGAATTCAGAGCAGCTACCAACTCTATCGAAAAAATAAGAAAACTTTCCTGCGTTTATGCCGAGATAATAGAAAAATGTCTTGCTTCGGATGGAATCTGTTACATCTACAGTGAACTTCTTTTTGGAAGTGGTATCATCGCTTTGGCGATGTGTTTTGAATCTCTTGGTGTTACCAGAATGAACGAATTTACTTCTGTTTTCACAAACTCGGCCAATGTCAGTTCCACTAAAACCAGTTATTGCGGAGAACCTTATGTCAAAGGAAGAAAACTCAGATTGAAGCCTCAACTGAGATATGGTCTTGTCACTTCAGAAACTTCAACATCCAAGGACGAAGTCTTGTTGGAGTTGTTGAGAAGTCCAGAAAACAAACACGGAAAATATGTCAAGATTATCATGGGTTCTCGTGTTTTTCGTGATGGTATCAATCTCTCCAATGTCACAGAAGTCCATCTCCCTTCTATGTGGACCCCCTCTGGTCTTTATCAAGCCTTACAAAGAGCTATTCGTGCCACTTCTCACGTTGACCTTCTGGAAGAATCAAAAGATAAAAAAGTAGAGGTCAAAGTTTACCGTCACGCAGCTATTAGCAAAGATGGCGAGTCTGTAGACTTGGATATGTATGGAATAGTAGAAACAAAAGACAGAATAATATCCAATACCCGACGAAAACTCAGGGAAGTGGCTGTAGATTGTCACAATCATTACGAAAGAAATGTGAGACCTGATGATGTTGATTACTCTCCGACGTGTGATTATCAAAAATGCGAACTGAAATGTATGGATCCTGCTCCGAAAACAGAAGACATTTCGACTTACAGACTTCTCTATTCTGGAAAATTAGTGGATGAAGTGTTGAATTTTTTACACTACTATTTTTCAATGAATTCTTCCATTTCTTTTTCGAAACTTTCAGAACTCCTCCCAGAACAAGATCCTTTAATTCTATCACAAGCCATTACTGAATCTGTTCAAAGACGGAAAACTTTTTTGAACAGATTTGGTCAAATATCTTTTTTGGATATAGATGGGGAGAACGTCTATCTTTCCCCCTTTTTTCAGGGAGATCAATCGACATCTATAGATTCTTATTACCGCAGTGTACTCATAATAGCAGATCCGAAACCAATAACTCAAATTGTAGCAAAGGCTGTAATGTCAGACGAAGAGTTGTCAGAAGAACAAGAAAAACTCAAACTGTTGGAACACAGCAAACTACCATTAGAGGAACAAGTTAAACAACTGACTAACGAGGACAAAGCGAAACTTATTGAATCAACAGTCATGACTAAAACAGAATTGACACCCTTACAGAAATTCATATCTCAAAGATATAAAAAGTATTTGTTTGAATTCAGAGAACCTGAAAAGGAGATACAGGAAAATCTGAATGGAGCGAGACAGAGAGCCTTGGGTCGTGGAAGAAAACCAAAAGAGAACAAAGTGAGATATTATGAAGAACCTTTGGAAAAAGATGTGGAAATTGGAGAGAAAGTGTTCATTCACTCCATCTACACTATACCAGTAGAAAACGTTTCTTACAATATAACCACCAAATATGTAAATGCTCGGGGAAGACTTCGTATTCTTAAACCTTCAGAAAAAGTTGGTTGGCGTGATACAGATATAACAGAGACTGCTGTTTATAATGCTTTAATAAGAGGTAGAATTCGAGATATGCTGAAACCCTACAAGGATTATGGGGTGTTTGGAACTATTCTTTCAGATAATGAATTCCGTATTCATGATGCTTCTGAGGTTGTTGAAGAAGAGGAAGGGGATGAAGAAGGGATCGACAGGAGAACTTTACAAAAAGGAATGATATGTGAGAAAAGCGCAAACAACAGCGATTTGATTGAGTTGGCTTACAAAGCTAAAATACCTCTACCATCTTCTGTCAAGAAGAAGATGTCTGAGATTAACAAAATGACAAAATCTTCTTTGATAGAGAGATTAACTTCCAAACAAAACAAAGGTAAATCCAAGAGAATCAAAGTTTTGGAGACTTATCCTCTGGAAAAACTCCGGTACATGTATGCTTGGGAATTGACTTCTGCAAACCGTCCTTTACTATGTGGCGTTTTTAGAACTTTCTTCTTGAAGAACAATCTGATGTTTGAAGCGTGAATAGTTATTGATTAACTTAATCAATAATTTGGGTTGTTTCTGAGATTATCAACAGACACGGACAAAGTCAGATGTTCTGACTTGTAGTCTTCAAATTCGAATCTTTTGCTTTGTTTGAAATCATCTGTCCAAAGACCTCTTGAGATTCGGAGAATGTCCAAAGCAGATAAATCGTAATCGTAATACATGATGCCACACTGACTTCTCTGCCAAGTAACTTGACCACCCTTACAACGGTTTTCTTTGATGATGGTATCTTTTTCAATCAAAGTTAGTTTTCTAACGTTTTCAAACCGTGTATCTTGTAAAAGCAAAGAATGAGCTTCAGAAAGATTGTAACCACCATCAAAAGTATAACCATTTTCAACTTTATGAGGAGGTGTAATGACAAACTCTTTACAATACTTGTTTAGGATTTTAAGAGGTGCTCTGAAATCATTCGTTGTTTCTACTAAAGGACCACGGGCTATAAGATCAAGAAGGCGAAACTTATTAAGGTTATGATAACCTTTCAAACCTAAGGCTTTGGCTTTCGCTTTTAGTTCTTTCACTGTAGGCATTATTTTATTAAGAAATAAAATAACTAATCTTCGTTTTGGATGTCAACTAAAATTGAAATTTTTTTAAATTATTCTCTGAATAGTAATGACAACTCAGGGTGGTCTTCGCGACACTGCCGTTAAGTTTATTGATGGGGTTCTAACTCTTATCAATCGCAGATGGACGGAGGTTCCACCCCAAATGGTGGAGACTGTGAAGAAGCTGGAAGGGGTAAAGAAAATCAATCTTGCTCACAACAAGCTGACCTCTTTCCCTGAATGGATTACAGATATGACGGAACTGGAGGAGATTGACATTCGGAACAACCAAATCAAATCACTTCCAGACGGACTTGAGAAGCTGACGAAACTGAAAGTCCTTCAAGTTTCCTCAAATCTTCTTGACAAGTTCCCTCCAGTTCTTGGAAAGCTTCCACAACTGAAGGAGCTCTATCTGTCCCAAAACGAGATGACTTCGATTGGTCCAGAGATTGGAAAGCTGGTCAATGTTGAAAAGATGACTCTATCAAACAACAAACTACCAGAACTACCAGCTGAAATGGGTGAGATGCGAAACCTTCAAACAGTTTGCGTGCGGAACAACAAACTCCGCACTTTTCCACCTCAGCTGGCCAATCTAACTCGTCTGACCGGATTTACTCACTCTGACAACGAGATTGAGTACATTCCTCCTCCATTCCAGCGTCTTCTGGATCGTGTCAACCAGCGCCACGGAAACCAAGTTTACCATGACAGCCAAAACGTCCACAACTCGGATGTTCAGCGGTCTTTCCTTGCGACTCTACAGAAGCTGTTTGGAACGAAGCCAGAACTCAATCTGGAGCAGACCATCAACGAGATTCTGGACAACCCAGTTCTGACTGAGAAATCTAAGAAGGCTATTGCTGACTTTACATCAATCAAGGAGGTCCATTCTGTTGCGAATGTCTCTTACGGAGATCTTCTCACAGCTGTATGGGATCGAGTTCGCAAGAACCCAGCGAAGGATGAGATTTGCAAAGTGATGAACTCGGATCTTAACGACTCCATCTGTGTTTGTTTCACAGGACGTATCACACGTCTTGTGAACGCCCTGAACGGGTTTGACCCAGATGTTGTCATTCAGATTTCCAGCAACGAGCAACTCAGCAACCTTGTCCTCAAGATTCGTAACCAATACAAGGAAGTTGAGGACCAGAAGAAGGCTCTTGTCGAGGATATGAAAGAGCGTGGTTTCGGCCAAGACGAGATCGACGAGTGGTGCGCTTATCTGGATGAGTAGTTTTAATATGTTTTTTAAACATATTGTAAAAGAAGATGGATTTGTATCCCGTTATAGTATCTCTGTTTGTTCTTGTAGCTATTTTGTTCGTTTTGAACATTGGAGCCTACATTTATATAGGACAAGTAGTCAACAGATACATCTTTGAGAGAGAAACAGAACAGTCAACCCCAATTTATTATCCTCCCGTGACCCAACCAACTCCTTCCACAGGAACTCAACCTGTGGTTGTGCAACCCGAACCCACAGGACCCTCATCAACAGGTCCTACTGGCAACTATACTACTTTTAAACTACAAGGACCTACAACTTTCTCTTCCTACAATTCAGAATATGCTGTTCTGGACTATAAAGTGACCGTTGTTTTGGTGGAACCCGTTATACGCAGTGTTGTTTTCACCACTCTTTCTGGATCTGAATTCAACATAAATGATACTTTTGAATCTGAAGGAGAAACGAAGGTCATCGGTAAGGCTTCTTTGGATTACAACGCGGAGATGAATAAACAAGTTCTGAATATAAGTATAACCAATGATGAGCTTAATCCGGTTTTACAAGGTGTTGTGAATGACACCAACAAAATTTTCACCGCCACAACTGTCGTTGAAATAACAAGCTCGTGATATATTTTAACTGTTTAAAATATGCCTACAGTCAAAGAGTTGAAAGACAAAGCCAAAGCTTTAGGTATTACTGGATACTCTAAGATGAAGAAGGCAGAACTGGTAGAATTGCTCAAACCAAAACTGAAAGTTAAAAAAGAGAAAACCAAAATTCAAACCATGGCTCTACCAACCCTTTACAAACTCACTAAGACCAAAGCAGTTGAATACTGGAAAATTCGTGTAGAGAACAACTCAATCATAACCGAGTATGGACACGTCGGAACAGAAAATCCTCAAACTACTGTCGATATGATTAAGGAAGGTAAGAACGTTGGAAAACGCAACGAAACTACACCAGTCCAACAAGCTCAAGCAGAAGCTCAAGCTTCTTGGACTAAAAAAGTTAAGAAGGGTTATGTGGAGTCTATTGATGACGCTAACCAGAAAAAGGTTAATACTGAAGTCATCAAGGGTGGCGTGGAGCCGATGCTTGCCCAAAAATATTCAGAACAAGGGGATAAAATCAAATATCCGGCTTATATACAACCCAAGCTCGATGGTCATAGAGCTGTGGCAGTTATAGACAAAGGTAAAGCCAGCATTTGGAGTAGAACGCGTAAGCCTATCAACAGCGTTCCTCATATTATCAAAGCTTTGGAAGACCTTTTCCCCAACAAGTCTCTGATTCTTGATGGGGAAATTTATAACCACGAACTACGTGACAATTTCGAGAAGATAACAACCATCGTCAATCAAAAAACGAAACCAGATGAAGATTATAAGATGGCTCAGTATCACATCTATGATGTAGTCAATAACGACCCGTATCATCTTCGGTTGGCCTTTTTGTCCAGCTTAAAACTTAAACCTCCTCTTATCCTTGTTCATACTGAAGTTGTAAAAGATGAGGTTGAACTTTATGCTTTCTTTGACAAATGCCTCAAGAAAGGATATGAAGGAGCTATGGTTCGAAATTCAGATGGTAAGTATATTCATTCTCGGTCTTATGATTTACAGAAAATCAAAGAGTTTGATGATGATGAGTTTGAAATCGTTGGTGTCCAAGAGGGAAATGGGAAACTTTCGGGTCATGTGGGAGCCTTTTTAGTGAAAACCAAAGAGGGGGTTGTTTTTGGGGCTAAAATGGATGGTGATACTAAGAAGTTGAAAGAGTATTTTGAAAACCACGATCTATGGAAAGGTAAAAAGCTTAATGTGAGGTATCAAGGATTTACCAAGAAGAACCACGTTCCTCGATTCCCAGTCGGGCGTTATATCAGGGAAGAGTAATTGAATAAATTTTACTAAATTGTTGTTTGGAAAAAGACTGAAATTGATTTTGAAATAAATCCAAATCAATTTGAAAATGACCGAATTGGAACCGTATTTATTGAAACAGTTCAGTCTCAGAATAAAATGAATAATTAATAAAACACTTTATTAATTTCACTATGCCTCCAGCTTTATGGATGGCCGTATATAAAGATAAATGGGAGGATATAGTGAATATCGTTTTTGGCGAGACCCCAGTTTGCCCCGAATTCAAAGCTGCTTGCTTGGCAAAAGATATGAGGAAAGCTAAACAAGAACATGAGCAGGGAGCCTTTGCCGAATACACTTATCTTTGGTCTGAAGAAATGTATCCTTGTATATGTGGATTGGGTGGAGGATGCTCCGATAATTACAGTTTACCTCAAAATGAAAAACCTCTTGAAAGTCTTATTCTCCGTAATCGTCAGTTCAATATGGTACTTGATTATGGTCTGATTGATATAGGATTTTTCCCCGAAGATTACATACTCGTTCTATTAAGACATTTGAGTGGGCTTATAAATTGAATTTTTATTAACACTTTTTGTTAATAAAAGTACAACTAATGGATATCTCTAAACAACCCACTATAAACATTGGAACTGTGGGAGCTGTGCAGGCAGGAAAAAGCAAAACTCTCTATGCTCTGACCGGAACCAATACGTCAAAGTTCAAGTCTGAAAAAGTTCGAAACATAACAATCAAGCTGGGCTACACCAATTGTAAAATCTATAAATGCCCTGTTCACCGATGTTATTCTTCGACAGATTCTGAATCGCCAGCACCTGTTTGTCCTCGTTGTTCTCTCGAAATGGTTCTGAAAAGACATGTCTCGTTTGTGGATTGTCCGGGGCATGAACTTCTCACCACCACAATGACCACAGGAGCTTCAGCCATTGATGCTGCTCTGTTTCTAATAGCCGCCAATGAACCTTTCCCTCAGTCTCAGAGTGTAGAACATCTTCTGACTTTGGAGTCTCTCGGCGTTTCTTCTGTAATCATTCTCCTGAACAAGATTGATCTTATCACAGAGGAAAAAGCTAAAGAAATGAAACAGAGTATTGACAGTTTTTTCAAGGGAACGTGCGCCGAGAATGCTCCCATTATACCAATGTCAGCCCAGCAAAAAGTTAACATCGATATTCTATGTGAGTATCTGATAACAAAAATTCCAGAATCTGTTACAAACACAAGTAATCCAGTGATGGAAGTTTTACGTTCGTTTGATGTCAATAAGCCTGGTGATTTGGCCAAGGATATAAAAGGAGGTGTATTGGGAGGAAGTGTAAAAAGTGGTAAATTTTCAGTGGGAGACACCATCGAAATTAGACCAGGAATGGTTTCGAGAAATAAGGAGACGAAAAAGCAAACCATTAACCCATTCATCACGTCCATAACTTCTCTCTATACAGATGATAGTGAATTGACAGAAGCCCATGCTGGTGGTCTTGTGGGTGTTGGGACCACTCTTGATCCTTCTATCTGTGCTGGAAATAAAATGGTTGGTCAAGTTGTTGGACTTGTAGGTTCTATGCCTTCTGTTTGGAACAAGTTCTATCTGAAGTATAGACTTTTACAAAAAGCAGATAAACCCGTTGTGAACGAGGAGCTTCTCATCTCTTGTGGAAGCTCCATAACCAGAAGCGTTGTGACTTCCATAGACAGTAAAAAGAAAGAACTTCATGTTTCTCTGGAACTTCCTGTTTGTTGTGGTGAAAATAAAAGAGTCATTCTTTCAAGAAAGATAAATGGTCATTGGAAACTGATAGGGAATGGGGTTGTATCTGGAGGTAAGAAAATTCTGGAATGAATTTGATATTTTTATTGTAAATAGTTTACAATAAAATGGTCGATAGAATTACACATAGATTAAGGAGTTCTGACTTGCTGTCAAAGTTTCCCGTTTATAAGAAATCTCAAACAGATGAAGATGATTTCTCTGTTTATGCTTTAGAAGAAAGAGATTACTCAGACATCATCAATTTGAAATTTTCAGAAGGAAGATATCTGTTCCCGTCCGGTATTAGTTGTTTCCAAAATTTACAACATCTCTACCTTTATGCAAATGGGTTTGATAGAGTTCCATCCGAAATAAGATACTTGAAAAATTTAGTGGTTTTTGACATATCCCACAATGTTATCACTTCCATACCTCCTTGGGTGAATGAACTCTTGACTCTGACATTTATTGACTTTTCTTATAACTGTTTAAAAGATTTGCCTCCATTGAACCGATTAACTAATTTACAACATTTAGCTATACACAACAACTCTTTCAATTTTTTTCCTGAAACTATCTCCTCTTTAACTTCTCTTCTTTCCTTGGAATGTCAGTCTAACAAGATTGAAGTGGTTCCTTCTTGGATAAAAAATTTGAACCGGTTGGAATCTTTTTATATAACTGGTAATGAACTTACTTCTTTACCTTCTGAACTTTGCTATCTGACAAGACTCGTAAATATCGGATATTCACGAAATCCGATAGAATACATCCCTCCACAAGTTGTGAGGTTTCTGGAAAGAATACGTCTTTGCGAAGAGATCTACACAGATAGTCAATCTGTTCACAACAGTTCTGTTCAGCAGACTTTCAGAGAAACCGTTTTTAGATTGGCAAACAAGAAACCAGAGTTGGATGAAGACGAAACAATAAAGGAGGTTTTACGTTCTTCTCTTCTAAATGATTCCAAGAAACACATTGTTAAATACTGCTCGTCAAACGATATTCATTCTGGTATCAATATGACTTATAAGGAGTTGCTGATGTTAGTTTGGGACAGGATTCGAAAAAGTAAAGACATGAAAGAAATCCTGTCAGTGTTGGATACCGAAATAACAGATTCAAAGTCCATGTGTTTCACAGGCCGAATCACAAGACTCGTTAACTGCTTAAACGGTTTTGACACTGATGTGATTATAAACATCTCTGACAATGAACAGATTTCCAATCTGATGGTTTTGATCAATAAAAAATACGCAGAAAAAGAGGATAAAAAACAAGAATTCACGAAGGCTATGAAGGAAAGAGGGTTCTCCCAAGAGAAAATTGATGAATGGGTGGAGTATTTTTGAATTAAAAAGTTAATTCAAAACATAACTGATAATAGTATCCAGTTTCTTCACCAAGATGTAATCTTTCAATCCAACTTGGTTTCCATAAGATGCTTCAATCTTATAAACAGGTTTCCAGAATTTCCAATAAGGAGGGGGTGGTGGCCAGTAATAGGTCTTGTTGAGATAGATGCCTTCCTGATTGATGGCATACTCTTTTCGAACCATAAACTTTGAGAAGGTCTCGACGCGTAAGAATAGGAGAAGAATAAGGACCATCCCCACTTCTCGACGCATAGTTATTTGTTCTCAAGAAGTTTATTTAATTTTCAATTTTGTGGCGGCGAGCCGACTTGGTGTCGTAAGTGGGAACCGCGTCATCCACACGGATTTGCTTCCACGAATTACTATCCGGACACACGTAAAAAACGCGGATGTCCAGATTGTAGATGGCCTTCATCTGCTCCAAGCAGTGATTACAAGGCCGAGAAGGAGCAAAATTAGAGCATCCTCCAATTCTCACACTGAACAAGAAAGCTTTGTTACGCCTCCCAAGCCTCCCCGGCCTCCCCTTCCTCGGCCTCCCAGAAGGCTCAAGAAGATACTGACCACGAGACAGGGCGTCGATCTCAGCATGAACGGAATAGGAGTGGCGGTTATTGCAGCAAGTGCGGCTCATATCATTGCGTCCGAACGAAACTATCTTATTTCCAATGATGAGAACCGCAACATGATTGTAGGCTGACTCGCTCCTCTTCATATGAATGGCTGCCTTCTCGCAGATGTTCATGAATTTGTCCGAACCGATAATCATGGTGTTTGATTCAAATTTTCTAATTGAAAGTAAAAAATTTTCAATTTTTGCAAAGGGAATTTCTATTCAAAAGGAGGTTTTCTCTTTTTCTCAGTATAACGAGCCGCCACTTTGGCATAATCTTCTCCCAAATAAGGAGCCCAAGTCAGCCAAAAGTCCCAAGCTTTTTTACTATTTAGCTCCACTGTAGATAGATAGGCATTAAAAATGAGCTTAACTATATCTTTTGGTAAAGTGGATGGGTCAACAGAAGTTGGATCGGCTCCTTTCAAAACGAGATCTTTGATGATGGATTTATTACCAGATTCAACAGCCATATTAAAAATATAACCTGTAATAATGGGTTTGTATCTTAGTAAAAGTCTAACGATTTCTACATCTTTGTTGATTATGGCTTCTTTAAAAGAAAAACGGCTTATGAATGCTCCATGTTCCAATAAAAGTTTCGTTAATTCATAATCTCCCAAACTGATAGCAATAACCAACAAATCACTCGGTGAATTAACGACAGCACCATACTTTATAAGAATCTCTGCTATAGATGTAAATTTGTTTATCTGGGATATACAGAAATCAATAATATCCTTACTCGATCCATCCTCATCTGGTTGTTCGTCTTTAAAAATTCCCCAATATTCTTCTAATTTATCAAAAGTATATTCCAAAAGGGATGCTTGTTCATCACCAGCATTGGCGTCAGCTCCATATTTCAATAATAAGTTAACGAACTCTGGTATTGGTCTGAAATGTAGAAACTTTATCAAAAGTTGAGTGAGGTTTTCGTTTGTAATAGGGCCATATTTCAACAGTAAACCAAGAATCTTCAGATCAATTTTACTTTGTGTCAACAAGTGTTGTTCATTTGCTATGATGTGAAGAGAATTGGCACCGTGTTCCAACAAATAGTTGACCATAACTTGGTCGTTCTTAACCACAGCTCTTATCAGAGCCAAATCGTCTTGATAATGGATATCAGCTCCATTTTCCAGAGCGTATTCGGCTTCTAATAAATCACCTTTGTAAGAGGCATCGACAAGCATTCTATCAATCTTCGTCATTTTTAGTTGGCCTAAAAATAAAATCACCCTAAAAAATCTCACTCCTCTATTCAAAATGGAACTCAAGGATTACGCAAAACTGATAACAGTGTATAATCGTTTTCGATGTGAAACGGCTTATGAAGCTCTTCAAGAGGGAGATGAGTATGAGGATTACGAAACCATCAAGGAGGACAATACTGTTTTACGAAAATTCGTCGGTAAGGAATTTGATTTAAAAAATAACCCTTATACCTCAAGAGAAGCATTTGGAATGTATGGTTCGCAACTTCTACCTTATTCGGTTTTAGATGTTCAATTCCAATTGGAGAGTCCCGACCCGTGGATGGAACATGTATCTTTCTCAGGTCATATCTCGATGGCTGTGAGTATATGGGGGTTCCTCCGAGCTATTGATCACATTCTACAAGGAAGATTCCGACTTGTCAAAGTTGAAGAGAGCGAATCACGTCTTCGAACGGAGATTCCTTCTGTGACAGTAGTCATTGAACCCTCCGAGTCGGAAGAATACGAGGATGAAGAGAGCCGAGGTTCGGAAGATTAGAAGTCATTGGTAAGTGTATATACATTGTTATCTATACTTTTAACTACAAACTGGCTGTTTGGAGCCAAAAGGACCTCATTGAGTCCTCCAATTTTTCCATAACCATTTATATGAGTGTATGGGATGAAAACCATCGGCCAAGTTTTAACGACATAAAATTTGTAAAGACAAGCGTCTTTTGTGTATCTATCTATTCTCATAGAAGGATATTTTCTTCGGTCTGTCATATACTTTTCTGCCATACACTTGAATAAAGAAGTGCTTAGTGGATGAGAAAAAACTACGGTTTGTCCCACTTCCCAATTGGGTCTTTCACAAACTCCTCTGAAAAGAAGAATCGGAGACCTACCGGTTGTTGGAGATTTTGGAACAGAAGCTACCGCTTCACAGAACTGGTTGATTATATGCTGTAGAGTCTCTGGTTCTTCTTGAGTGAAGGCCAGCAACTCGATCCACTTCAGTTCTTTTCTCATAAACCGATTTATATGTACATAGAAAGAAGTATATTTCCTGTATATAGGAACTAAAGAAGTAGGTAAGGAAGGGATGGAAAAGGTGCTTTCAAGGGCATCAACCAAAGAAACTATCCTCACAGATGTTTCAGAAGGAGAGATATCCTCAGGGTCCCAACCGAGAGCAAGTGCCACATTGACTGGGTCGAATTGAATGAAAGCAGAATAGTTGGAGTTTTTGGAAGTTTGATTACTTCCGAGACCTGTTGTTGCGGAAAAATTTAAGGATAAAATCTTGTCTGCCAGATTTTCAGAATAATTGTATGTTTTCATTAATTCTTGAACGCTCTGAGTTTCCATCGTATTTTAATGTAAGATTATTTTTCTTGTATTAGTTAAAAAGATGATACATCCAATAATCGTTGTATGTCTTGTGATTATTGGAGTTTTGTTGGTCATTCTTCTGATTGGATTCTTCTTGTATCCTACAGGTTATAAAACTGACCTTTCTAAAGAATCGACAAGCACTTCTGTTCAGGATAGTATTATTTCCATGGCTGAATCAGGGAAAATTTATCAAGAAGGAACATGCACCGTAGATAATCCAGATACGAGAGTTCTTCTGGATATGTTGGTAGGAGAATTGCCAGAACAAGGTTCAGAGCAAGAAAAAATTGATAAGGTAGTGGGTGGTTGGAAACAGTTGTGGTCTGATGCTGTGTATTCTGTTCCCACTGGTGCCCCTTGTACAGACAGCGATCAAGTTTATCAAGTAGTATTCTCCACTGTGGATGGAATGACGGATATAGGAAGTGAAGGATTTTATTGGAATATAGGAAAAACGATTCTAAACGGTCAAGTATTTACCGATTACCTCAGAGGCGAATATACTATTCAGAACGATGGGTTGGCTATAAAATTCACGAATCAGTTTGTAGAACCCGGATTCCCCGCTGCTGGGACGGACTTAATATTGCTTGCTAATGAAGCAGAACTTTCAAAAGAAAATCATTCGGCTGCTTCTACAACGACATATCCTGTGGGTCAGACTGGAACTTTGAATGATGTTTATGTGGATAAGATGTTGAGAATAGCTTTGGGAACAGGAGCTTCTTTGAGTGAAGAATCTTTGTATGTTTTGAAGAGGACCAATGTTGTGGAGTAAAATTATTTAGTTATAAATAATTTCATTTTGACCAAATTATCTGGGGTTTTGGTATTTCTAAGACCACATCATTTTTTCTCATTTCTATCATGTTGAGTTCTGAAAGATTAGTAATAAATCTGACCCAATCATTTAAAAAATTAGTAGATACTATTCCTTTGATATTTGTAGTATAAGAAATACCATCTATTTCTTCATATCGTGGCAAGTTTATCAGTCAGTCCAGAATTGTCTAAATCAACTTCTTCCATTTTAATTTGTTTAACAAAACAAATTAACATTCTACTTTCTCCTGTAAAAATGGAATCCCAATATCAAAAGCAGAATAACAGCAAATACTACAATCAATGCTATGGCTACTATCTCTCCTGTTGAAAGTTTAACAGTTTGAGAAGAACTCAATTGTCTTTGCTTGACGGAACCTGTTTCGGCAGCTCTTGTTTGTAGAGAAGATAGAGGAACAAATTCATCTGTTACTGGTTCCGAGCTTTTTCCATCATTGGTAATCTGATTGATGGAAACATTCGCTACACCCCAATTCTGGAGAGATTGTATCTCTTGAGCTGAAAATCCCCTAAATTCTTCAGTGTCTTGAATGTAAACAATCGTGTTTTCTCTTACTTTGAGATTGTGCAAGAAAGCAAAAACGTATTTTCCATTATTATAAACTGCCAAGACTACAGGATACTGGCAAGTGTTATCCTCACCATCTTCATTTCTTGGTATAGGTAGACTTCCAGCGCAAAGCAGGGAGCACCCTGAATTTTCGGAACCAGTTCTATTCATACAACCAGAGAAATAAGCTCCTACAGTTCCTACTTGAAAGTCCTTCAGACCTCCAAAGACGTCTTTGACGAGACCGTAAAAGATAACGTATTCATCGGTGTTGTAAAGAGCCCTTATATGACTCACTATATATGAAAAGTTGGTCTGGTTATCTCCGGTAAGACTTTTTATCTGAAGGTCTTTGCTTTTATACAATTCATTCAAACGAGCTTTTATATCACTGACACTGAATGAAAGGCTTGCGGCGTCTGGAAGTCCCTTGGTGAAAACATCATCCGAATGAGTAGGTTTTGGAGTGGAAGCATATCTCATTCTAAGTTTGCCGATAATAGGCTTGTCTCGATCCATATCGTTTTAATAAAACTATAAAAACAAAAACCAAAACTAAAGATTCCAACTTCTTAAAACATTATAGTTCCTATTATAAAATGGGCTTCAAATTCTATTTTGTCAACACGTTTCACACCATTGTCTGGTTGGAAGAAACACTTTATCAAAACGGTTTCGCAAGGAACAACTCTTTTTTCAAGGTCATAACTTCCAAAAACGGAAAAGAAACTTCAAAGACAATGGCTTTTGTTGATGAAGCTTTCTATGATTTCTGTATCCAAAATCCAAGAGATGATTTCAAAATCGCCCCTTTCAAAACACCTTCATCTTTTCATCCCTCCCCACACCACACCTACAATTACTGTATTCCATTTCATAACATTGTTGTTGAAGAGAAGACCATTTCAAACGAGATAAATCATAAACTTCAACCCTTCGTGTCTGAAGGACTATTAACCAGAAACAGTTATAAAATTAACATCCCTGTCAAGTCCAGAATTAACAATGAACTTTTAGGGTTGGCCTTTGTAATCTTCAATGATGACGTTGATAAAGATCTGATAGCTAATATTCGTTATGTTTTAGATAACACTTTATGGTCTCACCTAACCGAATTCCGATGCTTTTGGGGAAAAAGCCAAATTTGAATTATTTTATTAAAAGTTTGATAAATCAAAAGAATGTCTTCTGAAACTTTCTTCCGTTTCAAGAGGGATAACACTTTTGAGAAGAGAAAGACTGAGGCTGCTCGTATCAGAGAAAAGTATCCAGACCGTGTTCCAGTCATCGTTGAAAAAAACCCAAAAGCCTTTATTGAAGATATAGACAAGAAGAAGTATCTGGTTCCTGCCGACCTTACAGTGGGTCAGTTCATTTATGTTATCCGCCGTAGAATCAAACTTTCACCAGAAAAAGCTATTTTCATCTTCGTTAATGGTATCCTCCCACCAACATCCGCTCTGATGTCTTTCATATATGAAGAGTATAAGGACTCGGATGGATTCCTTTACATAACTTACTCTGGAGAGAATACATTTGGTGGTGGTTCTTCTATGCCTGAGAAGGTCATACTCGACAAGAAAGAGCCTTCAGATCGGTGTTCCATCTGTCATCAGAACGAAAAGAAGAACAAAGTCGTTTCGGAGGCTCCTATTCCATTGAGCGGAGTTCAAGAGTTTATGGACCAAAATGAGATTGAACATCTACACCCACCTACTACAGAAAAAACCTTTTCTTGTTCCAATGGTCATAAGTGGGTCATCAAGGACATCCCTTCTAAAAAGTGCTGCCAAATTCCACAAGTAAGAACGCGAGTGTTTGTATGAAAATTGAAAATTAAATAAATTGTTTTTAATTTTAACATTATGGTCGAGAAAGAGCTTAATCTCCACAACAAGAAACTGTCAAAAATTGACCATCTTCAGGATGATTTGGTATCTGTGGTTCTTTCATCAAACCGCCTGACAAGTCTACCTCCGGTTATTGGAAATCTAAGCGTTCTTAAGAAACTGGATATTTCCCACAATCTTCTTAGTTCCCTCCCTGAAGAGTTTGGCAAACTGAAAAATCTCGAAGTCCTTTGTATGGTATCAAATCCTTTCAAACAACTTCCTTCTTGTATGTCCAGTCTCACAAATCTGAAGAGACTCAATCTTTTCAACATTAAACTAACACAAGTACCTGATTGGATGGAAAATCCTTATCTTCTCTCAAGACATCGTGAAGGAAGATGTGCCAGATGCGGTTTTTCAAACCATTTTGTATTAGACTGCTATTCGACAAGAACTGGAGATGGAGGACCTATTTTGGATTAAATGTTTTAAATTTTGTATTTAAAACATATGGAAAGACGGATTGTGATTAATTTACCAAATGGTGAATCAAAAAAAGTTCCCATTGATGAGACTGTATTAAAACTTACTAACAGTCAAATAACTTCTCTTCCTTCTGAAATTGGGAAGTTGGTTAATTTGGAAAAACTTGTTGTTTATACCAATCAATTGACTTCTCTTCCTTCTGAAATTGGGAAGTTGGTTAATTTGAAAGAACTTTGGGTTTTTGACAATCGACTGACTTCTCTTCCTCCTGAAATTGGAAAGTTGGTTAATTTGGAAAAACTTTATGTTTTTGACAATCAATTGACTTCTCTTCCTTCCGCCATAGTGAAGTTGGTTAATTTGAAAGAACTTCAGGTTTCTTCTAATCAACTGACGTTTCTTCCTCCTGAAATTGGGAAGTTGGTTAATTTGAAAGAACTTGATGTTTCTCACAATCATCAATTGACTTCTCTTCCTTCCGCCATAGGAAAGTTGGTTAATTTGGAAAAACTTGATGTTTCTGTCAATCAATTGACTTCTCTTCCTTCTGAAATTGGGAAGTTGGTTAATTTGGAAAAACTTGTTGTTTTTAAAAATCAACTGACTTCTCTTCCTTCTGAAATTGGAAAGTTGGTTAATTTGGAAAAACTTTATGTTTTTGACAATCAATTGACTTCTCTTCCTTCCGCCATAGTGAAGTTGGTTAATTTGAAAGAACTTCAGGTTTCTTCTAATCAACTGACGTTTCTTCCTCCTGAAATTGGGAAGTTGGTTAATTTGAAAGAACTTGATGTTTCTTCCAATCAATTGACTTCTCTTCCTTCCGCCATCGGGAAGTTGGTCAATTTGGAAAAACTTTTTGTTTCTTACAATCAACTGACTTCTCTTCCTTCTGAAATTGGAAAGTTGGTTAATTTGGAAAAACTTTATGTTTCTTCTAATCAATTGACTTCTCTTCCTTCTTGGTTGATGGAGTTGAAGGAGTTGGAGACTCTTGACATTCGACAAAACTTTATAAAAACTGTTCCAGTAGCCCTTGTTGATAGATTGAGGTATTTTCATTATGATGTTGCTGTCAATATTGGTTCGTTTTTTTCAGAAGAAAATTATCCCAATTTTTTATACTTTGGAGAAGCCAGGGAAAGACTTTTAGCCTATCATCAACAAACTATTGAATTCGGAGAACATATACCGTTTTTAGATTTTAGCAATATGACGAACGAACAATTGAAAGGTCATAATTGGGTGATAGTCGCTTTCACGTACTGGGTTAATAAATTGGAAAATTTGCCATCGGGACTCGGTCCAAAAATAAACAAGCCAGTTTCATATAAGATATTTCCCGAGAGACAGACAAAATTGGAAGTGAAAGATTCTCTGGAATTTTTGGCTTATTCTTTGAACCCTAATAAAAAATATAGACCTCTTTGGAAACGTCGAAGTGGATACATACATTTGGAATCACTTCTTAAAAATCTGTTTGAAAATAAAGAAAATATATGGGTTTTAAGTATTGTGAGCGGTTTCGGCACGCCATCATCAAGTTCTGAAAAAGATATAATAGATTTTCTTTCAGCTGCTTATTTTCTTGAAAAGGATGAGGATTTCTCCAATGATCTAATGAGAGTAATTTCTTTTAATAAAACTATCAAGGCTTATAGTAGTCTGAAATTGGCTGATCTTTACTTTGGTTATGTTGCAGATTTACCTGATTCACCTGAGTTAATTAGCAACAGGTATATGTATATTGATAAAATCAAAGACAACGATATTAAAATGGGTCTATTAAAAACTTTAAATTTCTTCAATCCAAGTGTGAAAGAAAATGTATCAGTGAGTCCAAACAGAAACATCATGCCTCATCTATTTTTATCGTGTCTGAAAAACAGGTATTTTCATCTGGTGGTATGGGTTTTACAACCTTTGGAAAAGCAACTTGCGATAACAGGTTTGAACCTAGAAGAATACTTCAATAATCTAATCTACTATCTACCATTTATTATAAACCCACGTATGAAAAGTATACCCCTATTGGAATCTTTAAATCCTAAAAACTATGGAGAGTTCTTACCATATTCTGATGAAGATATTTATCATTGGTTGAATCCTCTTGATTTAGATATAATTAACGAAGAACATATATCCAGCAGAGCGAAATATCTAAAAACTCTTTCTGACGCTGCTACGAAACCTCAATGGTGGGTGGGACTTTCTTCTGATGGTTGTAAGAACGAGGATAACACCAATCTCATTTCTGGAGATGTTCGGGGTGAAGATGAAGATGATCCTATCGTTTCATACGGTACAACTCTTTATTATAGATGCTATACGCTTTCTGAATTGACCTACAGTTTCAGAGAAAATACAGAAACGGGGGCTTTCACTTGGACAGTTCCTGACGAACCCAGAAAACAGTTTCCTCGGGAAAGTATAACCCAATTGAAAGAAGTATTAAATGATTTTGGAGCCAACTTAGAAGATTTATTGAATGGATATTATGAATTGGAACCCGAAAATGTTTCTCTCAATGTTATTGAACTTTTGAAAAAAATCAAACAAGGAGAGAAATTTTTCAAAGATGCCAATGCTGTGATTGCCACTTGGAAAAAGACTTATATAAATTACAATGAAGAAGATAAAGATGACTTTGAAAAATTCATTCTTTGGTTGTTCATCTTAGCCATGGATTTGAGATTTTGGAAAGGGATTGGTCATGATTGGCCTTACAAATATTTGGAAGACGAAAAACAGAGACAAGAAGCTGGAGGTTATTGCACTTCTGTTGAAAGAGAATATCAAGTTAATGTGAAAGCGGAAATTCTTTCAGACCTGACCAAATATCCCAACGTTTATGATTTTGTTAAAACCTTACCTTTAGTGGATTATTCTATCAAAGAAAAGAAATTTTCTGTTGGACAAAGGAAAATTCTCGATTTGTTTGATTTAGCTTTGAGAAGAAACTTCTGTCTAACTCATTTGAGTGATTTGTATTTAAATACTGCCATGTTTTGGATAGACCAAATATTTAAATGGGATGATGAACATTTCACTGAGATGTTACGTTGGATGACAAAAAATCCAAAACAGCAAGGGTTTGATAGAACCAAATTATCAGGTAGAACAGGCCATGTGGATCCTATTTTTGAATCTCAAACAGATGATTTGAAAGATAAAGTTCACGATATGGTTCAGAAGTTCCAAATGACTAATATCATCTATGAGAAAAGATGGAATGAAGTTACTTTGGAAGAAATGGCTGGAAAAGCCATTCTTGAAGAAGAGTTGGGAGTGGATTAATAAACTTGTTTATTAATTCTTTTTTTTAGCTATAACAGCAACACTCGCTATCAACAACACAACAGCTATCACACCTACAACTAACAAAAACCAAACATACCATGGATATTCTGAAGTGTTGAAAACAGGACCAGAACCTCCAGTGCCGCCTGTTCCTCCTGTGCTTCCTCCTGAAACATCTATACCTTTAACACAATTTACAAATATTTCGGCCTCAGAAAAGTCCAAATCCGCTCCAGTGTTATTATAAGTGTTTACTATAACACCACATACATCAGGACAACTGTCAACAGGTACAATAGTTGAGGGAACCAGATACTGGCTCGAGTTAGCACAGGGATTATACCAACAAAAGTCGGGAGCATTGACGCCTACTTTTAAGGTTTGATAGATATCATTATCTGTTCGATTAACACAAGCACATTCGGACGTTTCAGCATTGACGGGTTGTTGACAATAAGCCGTTTTAACTTCATCAGACAATTCTGGTTCTTGAGCCGACCACTGCCTACAATACTCTCCTTCTCTATCAACTGAAATAAATCTTGAACATCTATTCAATCTAATTTTCTCTCCTGGTCTTAGTGGGTCATAAGGACAATCAAACGAATCTTGAAGACAAAACTCTGGAAGGATGGCTGTGTCCAAAACAAACTTGGCTTGTGTGGGGTCAGAAGCTTCCGGTCCTGTTATGAAAGTGTTTGAAAAAGTCTGAATATCAGCATAATCTTGAAACTGGTCTGTTGAATAAGAACAACCAACGGAAGGATCGTATATTTGGGGACCTATCGAACTTACTTGCCCAAAAGTAAATTCAACACTTTGAGTGGGTGCCCCTCGCCAATTAACATCATGTGGAGGCGTTCCATTTATTAGAGGACATACTTCAGGATTAATGGAAGAACAGTAGTTCTGTATTACTCCTCCTGTTATCTTATAGTTGGGAGGCTGTCGAAAATGATTTTCACCGCCTGATACTACTTGAAAAACCCACTCATTAGGTTGACACGGATAAGTCTCATATTGAACTTCTTCGTAAAAGCAATTTGTGGGTGACGTGCAACGGGTTTTCGCGTTTAAATCATAAGTTTTATAAACATTTGTAATATCTTCATTAGTTTGTTGAACAAAGGCTGTCACTGTTGTCATCTAATCTTTTAGATAGTTATTTTTTTAGAACTACAATCATAATCACAACGACTATGAGAATAAAAAGTCCAATACCTCCAGCCACCACAGTGAGGGCTATCCATTTCTCGTCCCAAAAACTTGGCGACGAAGATGTAGAAGTAGAGGAGGTTGAAAAATTATTTGTTGAAGAAGAGGTTACACTGCTTGAGAAATTACAATCTATATCGGCAAGGAATTCTGCTGAAAAATTTATATCTGTGCTATCTATAAAATTGAAAATAGTAGCACAATAGTCTCCGCAATTTTGAGCGTTGACTTCATCTCTATGAAGTTTCAAAGTATTAGATCCTTCAGAGCATGGGATATACCAACAGTAATCCGCTTGGTTAACTCTTAATTTAGCGTATTCAGGGTTATTAGTCCTTAATATACACTTACATTCAGAGTTGTTTTGATTTTCCAAACAAAATGTTTCTTTGACAGCATCTGATATTTCCGGTGCTTCATCTTGCCATACTCTACATTCTGCTCCAAGCTCTCCTGCATCAAGGAACATAGAACAAGAAGAAGCACCATTGGTGCAATTATTAGAAGTTCTACCACAGACGGAAGGCAATAAAACTGTATCGTAAGCAATTTGGGCTTCTTTAGGGTCAACAGTGAAACCATTTCCGGGGCAATTAGACGACGGATTAGGACATGATATAATTGCTCCAACGAAATCTGTTAGTTGGATTCTTTTTGTAAAGTCTTCAACTTGATAAATACAATTCCATACTGCTCTCTCTAAAGTGCTTTCTTCTTCAATTATATAAGGTTTAGATATTAATCCAAGTGTCGCAGGTGGCCCACAGGTGTCTGGGAATGAGTCCGAACAGTGTTCAACAGCGTAATATTCATTATCCTGAGTAATCTTATACAACCAACTGTTTGGTACACGGCAGTAGCAATATAGAGAATTATTCAATCCGTCCTCCCAAGTTTCAGTATTCTGTAGTTGAGATGTGTAAATACCATCACTTGTTTTGTCATATGGAAACTGAGTGTTTATCTGTAAATCGTTATAATAGCTAAACTGATAACGTTTTACTGAAATTTGCGTCGCCATAATATCTTTTATAAGTAAAAGATATTCTCGTTATTAAAGAAAACAACGACTTAACTCATCCCAAGGAACCTTATCGAGGGTTCCCAAGCCCTTCCAGTCATTGTAGTATTCTGGATCTTTTCTAACCATTATTCTTCGATGATACCCCACCATTTCTTCAATCCAAGGAGGAAAATCCACTCTCGTTGAATCCAACCAGATGGGTTTCTCCAAATCACAACAACACTTTCCTCTTGTTTTCCACACGTAATGATGACAAGCAATGTAATGAGCTAAAGCGTCCTCATAGCCCAACCAGAACAAAATGATAGTATGGTAGATATGACCCGTTTTGAGTCTGTTAGGTCGACCCTTTTCGTAAGGAAGAACAACTATCTGATCTTCTTCATCCCAACAGAGTTGTTTCTTTCCTTCAATGCTACTATTCTCAGCAAATTCTTTCAGCCATTTCATGACTTGTCGGACAAACTTGTATTTGATGTATATACTGTCTGTCTTAGTTGGAGCAGGTATAGAGGCTTTTTCTGCCAAATAGTGGAGTAGTTCTATCCTCTCCAAAAGTTGTTTAGCCTCCAAAATTTGCTTCCAACAACGACGTTTGTCAAGGAGCTCGGCACTTCGTTGAAAGTCAACAGACAAAATGAAAGTAATCATGTCTGAAATTGAATAAAAGAAGTAAAAACTATTCAATTCTGTCAAGTCCATAAGAAGATAAAAGATCTATCAAAGAATGATTTTGTTGAAGGAAGGCTAAGTGCATAATTGTTATACCATCTTCTGCGAATTTTTTCATATTTGGAATATTTCTCAAATGGTTGGCAATTTTTTTCTGATGAATAAGAGGTTTCCAAAAGTCTTGAAATGATTTGAGTTTTTTTAGAATTATCAGGGGTTGGTTTGACATTTTCCAGCATTGTAGCAAAGAAAACGTTTCCCCACCCCCAATCCTTCGCATATATCAATTTAGAAGGAGGTAATAACTTTAAAAACCAGTCAATAGCAGGAATTTGTAACCTCAAGAATATGCCATAAATGACATAATCTACCATTTTTGTAAATGAATCGAATCTGCTTGACACAATTTCATCGAGCCAGAAAATTATAGAAATATAACCACATCCAGACAAACCACAACAACATTGAGTTTTGTCAAAGATTATCTTCTCAACACGGTGGCCTTGATAAAAAAGCTTTTTGGCTTCTTCCAGATTTTCTGTGATACAGGCCTCGTAGTAAGGACCACTTCTTTCGTTATGGAAGTAATAATTAACCAAAGTTGTCCAATCTGTCATTGTCATTAAACCATCTGGAAAATAAAATTCAATTTCAGTCCTTTTTTCTAAACAATCATTCAATTTTACACCTTAAATCCACCAACTCACTATTCAAAAGATAATGACGATTCTTGGACTCAGTGCTTTTCTCAATAAAAAAGTCCAAAACAGATATGTTCAAGTGGATATCTCTACTTTTGAGAATAACACTGTGGCAATAGACGCTTTTCAATTCATTCATTCCTCTATGTCTTTATGTGTGAAAAAAGCCGTGGAACAGTTGGATAATGTCTTTGAAGACAAAGTCAATTTCGATGAAATCAAAAAAGCTTGGTTGCTTAAGACTTTAGAGTATGCTCTGACATGGCTAAACTATAAGATTATACCTGTTTTTGTATTTGATGGTCCTGACCGTCCAGAGGAAAAAGCCGAGACTCAACAAAAACGGAGAGACCTCAAGAAAAAGGCTGCTTCGAGACGGAAAGAAATAGAAGATATATATGCCTCTCTCAGTCCATTGGAAAAAATGGATTCTATGACTTCGTTGGTCGAAGAATATACGACTGTTTTGGTTCAAAACTGGGCTATTTCCAATGAAAGTGTTTATACCATGAAGGAATTTATTGACAAACTGGGTCTTCCTTGGCTTCAATCAACAACAGAAGGAGAGAAACTTTGCTGCGCCTTGGCCAGAGAGGGTTATGTCAATTTAGTTTCAAGCACAGATGGAGATTGTCTTGTTTACAATTGTCCCATTCTGATAAACAAATTTATCCCTGTTAACACTATTGACCCCAACAACAAAGGAAAATTCAGAACGTTAGTTCCTGTTACCTATCCTTCAAAAATAATGGAAAGTCTTGGACTTACAGAAGAACAATTCATTGATTTTTGTATCATGTGCGGTTGCGATTACAACAAAAATATGCCAAAAGTTGGACCCGCAAACAGTTATACACTTATAAAAGAGTATAAAAGCATAGACAACTTACCCGCTAAATATGACAAAACTATTCTGAAAGTAGAAACTTGTAGAAAACTTCTCACTCATTCCCCTGTCACAGAAACGATTTTTGAAGGGAACTGGTCTATCAGGTTACCCTCTTTGTTTAGTTCTGAAGAATATCTCAGTGGTTTGGGAGTGGAAGAGTATCTATATTATTCCAATCGTCTCAGAGAAGCTTCTTATTTCATCAAAGATTTGACCAATTCGGTTATACCTTGTAAAAATTGAAAATTTTATTCTTCAAGTTGTTTAATTTTGAACCATGCTCAACGGAAAGTTGGTCATTCCCGACGGTGTCCTCACAGATTTCAGAAAGATAATCGACTACATCAAGGAAAATCCGCGCCAAATGGTCAAGGTTGAGATTTCGTTGATAGATGGAGATCGCTATTACATCAATCTTCTCGAAGATTCTGAAACTACGTTGACTTTGGAGGGAGTTTCTGTCGAGAGGCCTGAAGAAGACGTCCTCTTTTTTACGTCGCTGAGAAGAACCTACACTTGTTCGTACAATAAAGATTATTGTACGAACAACCGATTAAATCTTTCATAGTTTGTTCGTTCAACTGACCAATGTTCATGTTGGCACTTTCGTGATTGGATTTGTAATCTTGTTTGTCCAATACATCAGTATCGATAATCCACGGATGAGCAAGATTTACATAGTCGTATCGAATTTTACGAGCCAGAAGCGTAGCTTCAGTAGGAAGAACAGGATGAACGATCACTCTCCAAGAGGGTACCGTTCCGGGGTGTTCAATTATATCCTTTAATTCTTTGTAATTGAAGGTTGGATATATTATTTTGTTGATTGGAGCGGTTTGAAGAACAGAGGCCAGAGATTCTACAGCTTTCTTATGATTTTCGAGTTGTCGTGAGAGGGCAAGAAAAACTTTGAAATGGACACTCATTTTATTTCTCAAAAACAAGAAATAAAATTTCAAATACGGTCAATTATACGGATGAGAGTATCGGCGTTGAGACTTTGAATGTATTCGGCATAGGAAGCAAAAGTGACGTTTTTTGAGTTGAGGTAACCATAAAGTGGTCCAGGAACCTCCTGTGCGAATTTTACGAAAAAATCTACGACTTTCCGAAGTTTCTCTTCTTCCATTCTCACCTTAATTGAACAGACTAATTTATTTAATTTTCAATTTTGGTATAAGTCTAAATTAGTCAAATGCGGATCCTATAACACAGTTAACACCATCAACTTTGTCCTGAAGTGTTGTCAAGCTACCTTGAAGTGCCTTCACATCATTTCTCAAAGCTTCAAAATGATGGTTGGAGTCATTTCTCAAAGCTTCAAAATGATGGTTGGAGTCATTTCTCAAAGCTTCAATTGAGATTTTGAGCTCTTGGAACATTGCATCAATTGAGATTTTTGAGTCATTTCTCAGTGCATCAATTGAGATTTTGAGCTCTTGGAACATAGCAACTTCTTCCATTTTTATCTATAGAAAATAAGAAATAAAATTTCAATATTAGTACGTCAGTAGAAAAAACTATAATCAGGAAAACATCTACGAAAAACAACAACAACTCTCCTGTAATCCCCGTTAATCTCTCCAACCAGAAAAACTGTTTTAGCTTCCTTCCCTACTACCGACCACCCCCACGCCATCTTCTGAATATGAAAATCAATAGAAGAAGCCCAGTCGACAATACTTGGACTTGAGAATGGAATCGGATGACTGGATGTTTGCTCCAGTATAGAAAACTGGACATCTTCCAAAGTTATAACTTCGTTGTTTTGAGGTTCTTTTCCATTAGGAAGAACTATCATAACAGTATTACACCCTTGACGGGGAATATCTTCGTTGGTAGATATATAACGATTGAATCCGTGAACTTCACCATTGTAAGGGAGTTCATTCCATAAGAAATTCATAACTACAGGTCCTTTGTAATTTGCCCAGAGGTCTTTGGTTAAGAAATTGGACATCTGAGAAGAGAAGGCTTCGAAAACCTTTTCTTCAATTGGATTCATTGAAAGTTGGAAATGAAACAAAAGATTTTCAGTTTTGATAAAATTGAAAATTAAATAAACTCTGTTCAGTTTTATAGATATGACTTCTTACAGATGCACCGTTCTGAACAACACTTTTGTCTGTTCGTCTCCAAGTAATCTTAAGACATCAATGGTTGGGACTGTCTCCATGCTTCGGAATGAATACAAGAGTGGAAACCCTTATTGTAAGAAGGCCGTTTCTCTGATTAAAGCTCAGATGCGCACCATGAGACTTGTTCTCCGTGATTTTATAAAGCAGAGTCCTGTTGGTTCTGATGACTACGAAACTTTTCTGGGTTGTCAAATTCTCCTCGGCATAATTGAACAAATCATTCTTCAAACTGAGAAAGTCCTTGTTCCAAGTAAGGAACCGTGTCTAAACCCGAAACATAACGAACCGTGGTTGAAGTTTTAAATGATTAAACTGATAATCATTTATTTCACATTTCAAAAACAATGAAAGTTTATAAGATTATAATGATAGGAGACTCGGGTTGCGGTAAAACCAGTTTGATACAACAATATGTCAATAGAAGATTTTCAGCCAACTATAGTAGTACGATTGGTATTGACTTCTTGTGCAAAGATGTCTTCATTAACAATCAGTGGTATACACTACAAATTTTCGATACTGCTTCTCAAGAGAGATTCAAATCTTTGGGGAAGTCTTTCTTCAGAGGTGCTGATGGAACACTTTTGGTCTGTAGTGTAACCAATCCTATTTCTGTAGAAAATCTCTTTGTGTGGAAGGAGGAATTTCTGGCTGTTTGTAATCCGGCTAAGCCTGACTCTTTTCCTTTTGTTGTTATAGCAAACAAAATAGATTTGAATGAAAGTAGAACTGTTTCAACAAGGGTTTTGAATGATTGGTCTTTGAGAAATCTGATACCTCTTTATGAAGCTTCTGCAAAAGAAAATTTCAATGTCACTGTGGCATTCAACGATTTGGTTAAAAGGTCTGTCGCCTACAATGACCTCTGGGATCACCCAGAAGAAAAAGTTATTGTGATTGAAAAAGAGAAGGACGAAGGACGAAGGTGTGGGTGTTGAATTATTCAAAGTTATTTGAATAATACAATTTAAATCTTGCTATCAAGAACATCGACCTTACTTACCAACCCATTAACCACAGATGTTAGATCGCTTAGTTTCTGAACAACATCGATAGGAGCCGTGCTGTTTTGAAGTGTTGTGACTTGAGCGGCGAGAGCCTCCAGTTGAGCTTTAGTAGCATCATCGTTTTGAAGAGCTACCACTTGAGCAGTAAGATTTGTAACACTGGTGCTCATAGTTTCAGCTGCGTCAGTCACAGATGCTTGTAGAGCTTTGAAAGAACCAGCCAGTTCCTGAACAGCTCTAACCAGAGGAGCCACGAACTCTAAAAGACGTAGGTTGGTTGAACTCACACCGTAAAAGTTTGAAATATTTTCTTTCTGAAGAATGGCTCGAACATCTACAGGGATGAAACCAGAATGAATCGGGTCAGCTTCTGTTTCTGTTGGGAAACGGTAGAACACTGGTTGGAGTTCGTTGACGAATCCAAGACCGAGAGTCAGAGGAGTAACATCTTTAATTGTCGAATTAGAAGAAGATGACATATTTTATTAAGAAAGATTTAAAAATTTCTACGTTATTAAAAATCATATGGCTGGAAGAATTAACAATTTTGGGGGTGGTGCTTGCAGCGCTAACAATTTTGGATATTCTGCTGCTGCAACAGGTGTCGCCGCGACAGAAAGAGAATTAGGAAGAGTTGTTGTCAACTCAACAGTGTCTGGTTCTGTTAATACTAATACGGTTATATTGAGCCAGCCAGTTTCTTATACCAATCAAAGGTTAATGTGTATAACACAGCCTTTTACTTTTGAGAACACTTCTGTTATTGCTCCTCCGGGGGCTTTTACGATTATTGCTTCTATTCCAGCTCCTCTGACCATCAGCTCTGTTTTGTCCATTAGCGTGTATATTAATGGAACTGAATATCCAGTTCAAAATTCAAATGTAGCTTTTGGAACTGGTGTTCTGAGTATAACTGTTTTATCAGGAATTCCTTTGGCGGGCTCCGGAATTATTAGTCTATTCTATACAGCTCCATTTTAAAAAAAGTTTTTATTTAAGATATTTTTTAACTTCTTAAATAAAAACAATGTCTTACGGTTACGGTTATGGTGGTTTTGGAAATGGCTGCTGCCCTCCTGTAAATCGTTGCGGACCACCGCCTTGCTGCCCACCCCCATGCCTTCCTCCATTCCCTTATCCCCAACCACCATGCCCTCCCATCCCCATTCCAACTCCTAATGCTGGTGTGGCCTCTGTATTCCCTGCTGCGAGCGCCACTGTCGTAGGTGGAGCCACGGGCTCAGTAACTGTTCCTCTTATTGCCCCAGCTACTCTCAATGGTCTGAAAGCCATTCTTGAAACAGGCACCCTCAACTCCGTTGTTGCTGGAACCCTGTCAATAACTCTGACTCTTCCTGCTGGTTTTGTCATTTCTAACGTCCTCTCAGCCGCCGTTTTCATTGGTGTCACTCAAATGACAGTATCAACACTGACTCTGAATACTGGCGTGAGTATAGTCATAACAGGTACTAATACCGTTACATCTGCATCCACACCATTTACCATTTCAGTTCTGTATGTGTAAATTAATATTTCTTTTGAAAAGAAATATTTCAAACCTCTTCAACCAACTCATACTCTTTATCTTGATGGTATGTGAACATACGGTAGCAAGTATCGCCATATTCCTTGGAAATAAAATTGGCTACATTTGCTTCAAATTGAACTTTCTGATCCTCTTGGGGATGTTGGGATGCATTTTTCTTAGCCACAGCGATAATATTACGGAACCGTTTCCGAATAACTGGATCTTTTATTTCTCTGATTTTTTCTGGTTCATCAGAAAGTTCTATAATCCAGTCATAAGCTTTCATAAGGAAATCGAAATAAGATTTCACTGCTTGTACAACTACCCATTGTTTCTCTGGTGGAGTGGCGTAAAGAAGACAAGCCAGAACCACCATCCTTTGACTGTTGTAATTTTTGATAACATCCATATCTTTCACAAGAACAGGGACTTCATAAGGTAGTTTCATAAAAACATCGTTTTCATTCGCGGGCCAAGAAAGGAGTGGATAACGGTTTGTGAATTCGTAATATTCTGATCTGATTCCAAGATTACGGGGTTTCAGAGCCGCCAGCTGGAAAACCAGATGTTCGATATTTGGATCACTATCACGCATCTCTGTTCTCCAACGGTAAGCGTCTGACTGAATTTTCACATAGCGTTGATTGCTTATAAGCATGACAAACTCTCCATGACTTAGGAAGGAATTGGTTGTTTCTACAGGAGGACAGTATCCGTTTTGAAGGAAATCTTCTGCCTCTTCAACAGTCAGAACTTCTGCTGGCGTAGTAGATGGAAAAATGGATGGAGTCCCAACTCCTTCATAACCAAGATAAAAAAGTTTTGGAGAGTTATTCAGTATCATACGGGAAGCAATTTGTAGTGAGGGATGGACCATCATGAAAATGTAGGTGTAAGGAGAGGATTCTTCGGAGGAGGAAAACAGTTCTTCGGTAGGACCCAGAAGTTCTTTATACATTTCAGAAAAAGGAAGAGAGCTTCCCCATGAAGATTTATCGGGAATGATTTTCTTATGAGTAGAAGTGAAAATACGACCGCGATGTTTGAATACACGGATAACAGTTCCATCATATCCTTTGGTTATTTTAACCTCGGAAGCTTTCATTTCAATACGGAATCCAGAATCATCTTTGAAAATAAACTTGTCAGGAACTTTTCCATTGGCTGAACCTTTGATAACTTTGATGTGATTGGAAGTGACAGTGTGAGCATAACCGAACGACTTACAAACGACTTTCTTTTCTTTTGTATCAACTATAACACCTTTCAGATGGCCGAATTTGTTCATATCGGCGTTGTAGGTATAATGGACTAAAACTAAATCGTGTTCGGGATAGGTATCCATGATAGACCAGTCGTGGGTTGATTGAATATTGAGAATTGAAGCAACCTCCGACTTGGACCCCATTTTGTTTTGTTAAGGTTTTTGATTTAAAGATTTTTCAATTGTGTGAAAATTGAAAAACTTTTTCATGCTTTAAACTTTTTGATGTTCTACTGTTATTTACCTTTCCATTGCTAATGAAATTTATAATTTCTTCCTTTTATAAAGCATTTACGAATTGAAAACTTTATTATAACTTCTATCAAAATGACTATGCCTACATACAAGAGAACTTATATGGTTGCGACTTATGATTCTCCCACAATATCCCAACTTCTCCAAACTTCGCAAAATCTTCGCAAAACAAACTTGTTCTATAAAGACCCAAAGTTTGGTTTGGCTTCAGTGACTATCAGAAATAACACGCTAACTGGGTTCTTTGAAGCATGTGAAACTGAAGAACCTCTAAAAACAGAGACGATTGTTGTAGATGAAGATGTCGCCACCGAAGACGAAAAAGAGTTGATAAGTCTTTTCAAATCGGAAGGTCTCAAACTAATCAGTTTGGAAATAGTTGAGGATGTCGTGTAGTTTTATAAATAGTAATAAGCTATTTATAAAATGACCCAAGCGTTTTTGCTTGGATTTTCTTACTCCAAAACTTCCACTTATATTCCAGGGATAGTGGTAGATCTATATCGTATGTATAAATTTTGTCAGAAAAAATCCATGGAGATAACTATTATAACAGACATTTCAAAGGATGAAAAGTTTGAATTGTTGAAAGAAGCCATCATTTATTCTATTGTAGATCAACAAGTAGAGCATTTCATATCTGAAAACATCAACAAATGTCTTTTTGTTTGTAAAGACGCTGCTTCTATAAACGAGACTATCGAGAGAAGACTGAAAGATGACAATGTATTCTTCTACTATACAGGTCATGGGATTAACGGAGAGTTTCTACTTCCAAAAAAACAAACTTTATCCACTCAAACTTTATTGAGCTTGATGACCTCCAAATTGAGCACAACAAAAGAGATTGTATTCGTGGTTGATTGTTGTGATGCCAATTTTATAAAATGGAAGTATGTTTATACCAAAGATAAATTTGAGAAAAAAGATACTTCCTCAGACTACAAACATCTTATTATCTATCTCAGACCTGTATCCAACAGACCGGAAATATCATCCAAAGGTTCCAGTTTTAGTTGCGATTTACTAAACGCTTGGAGAGTCAAAAGATATACTTGGAACCATATTGATGGACTAATATCTTCCTCTTTTCTTCCCGGAAGAAAGATTCCAAAATGGCTTATGAACGAAAGAGTAGAGGTTACACCTTGGTCTGTCAATTTAAGGCTTTGGTAACGGTTTCGCCAAACTTGGATTGGGAGCCACCAACGTTTTATAGGTAATGAAACTTTCCCAATTTGGATTCAAGACATAGTTATTTTGGTTATCAACTGTCACAACTCCAGCAGCCAAGGGAACAGTCAGATAAAGTCTGTTCTTCTGACTGAGGAAAGGGTAAGAACCCAATCTGACTCCTGCAGTTTTATTAAAAAGACTGACAGATAAAATCAAAACAGTTCCAACTGAAGCTGGAAGATACCAAGAGATGACAACACTTTCAGGGATGGGTGAATCGGTTACTTGGACTCCTGAAGCCTTATTCAAAGATTCATATAAAGAACTTACTTCAGGATTCGCCGGTAAAGCTTCATAAAGTTTTTGCTTCAAAATGGCTGTATATACATAGGCAAAAGCTGCCAATACAAGGGCCACAATTGCCACAATGGTGACCCCGACGAACTGACCATAGCTCGGATGTCTTTCGTAATCCATTATCTATCTTTTTAGATAGATAAATAAATTTATACCCGTGTTTTTAGAAGTCTGAAAATCCACAAATGAAGAGGATCTTTATTGAATAAGAGATCGTTGAGGAGACTGTCTAAGATAGCAATTTTTGTTTTTCTTGTAAGAGTTTCATCGATCCAAATTTTTATTATCTCTTTGAGTGGATAGAGAAACGGACTAGTCGGATTTTCTAAAATGATAAGTTCCAACTCAGTTAGGATATCAGAAGCATCAACGACTTTATGATTCAGAAGGTAAGCAAGAACAAGAAGTCTTCCAAAATAACATTGATGGAAAGGTTTTCCTTCATAGGCATCAATCAACAAATCTAAATAATCGGCCACGGAATTGTATCTACCCAATTTCATTGAGGTCCAAACAAGACGTTTTAGAGCTGTTATTTTATCATATATGGGTATGTCATTCTCTTTTAAAACTTTCTCATAGGCATCAAAAGCTGAAAAGTATTTGCCTTTCAATTCGAGGGATTTAGCCTTTGATAACATAAGAGGTTTTATAATATAGGAATAGATTATGTTTAGAGAAATGAAAACTGAAAACTTAATAATCGCTCCAAATTAAAATATATAGATGGGTGTTCCCAAATTTTTTGGTTCTTTTATAAAAAACGCTCCATATCCAAATCTACTATTGAAAAGGATACCCTCTAATGTAAGATCCTTAACCCTTGATCTTCCTGGACTACTTCACTCATGCGCCCAGCAAATATATGCTTATGGAGAGGGAGAAAATCCTGAAAGATTGAAAGCTATTCAAGGGGTTGAAGCGAGAGTTTTGGAGAAAGAATACCATATTGCCGTCACAACAAAAATCTTGGAAATCGTTCATCAAGTCCAACCAAAAGAAATTCTTATAATTGCTGTTGATGGTAAAGCTCCGGCAGCCAAAATAAGACAGCAACGTCAAAGACGGTTTAGAGCTGCTATGGAGTCCTCAGGAACTAAAAGAGTATTTGATTCTAACTGTCTGACTGCTGGAACAGATTTTATGATAAGATTAGATGAATATTTGGGAAAATGGTTGATGTTGAATCAAATACATTTACCACCAAAGGTTATATATTCCTCACATCGCATTCAAGGCGAAGGTGAACACAAAGCGGTCCAGATGTTTAGAGAAGGCATTATTCCTCCCTCCAACACAGTTCCAAAAACAAAATCAGTCTTTGGAAAAGAGGAAGAAGGCGTAAATGTTTTATACGGCCTCGACGCCGATTTGATTATGCTTTCTCTTGTGTCTCCACTCAAGAACATCTACCTGATGAGAGAAGATATTTCAGATATCGTCAACATCGAAGCTCTCAAAACAGGCTTAAGAAGTTATACCAGAATCAACACAGTTCTCAATGATTTTGTCATTATGATGACACTTCTTGGTAATGACTTCTTACCCTCTGTTTTATCTTTTTACGATATGAAATACAGTTTGGATTTGATGCTTGAAATATATAAGAAAGGAAAAACTCCTCTTTCTGATGAAAAAGGCCGAATCCGCTGGGATTGGTTTTCGGAGTTTTTAGTTGAGGTGGCTAAACATGAATCTTATCTTCTGAACTATCTGGCAAATAGAGAATCCAAGTTTCCTAACCCCACAATGGAAAAAGCGGTTTTTGTTAAAGGTCAAAAGAAAAACAATATCGGGGAAACTGTGGATATCAAGAAATTGGACGTGGAAAAGTTCAAACGAGATTGGTATTCTAAAATTTTGGGAGCTCCAGAGAAACTTCCCGAGTCTAACGTCTGGCAACGACTTGCTGAAGAAGAGGGTATGCCGGTTGGAGCGTTCCAGATGAATGATGAAAACTTCAACAGTATGCTCTTCAACTATATGCTTGGCATCCAATGGATACTTATCTACTATACAAAAGGTCCAAATCATATCAGCACCACCTACAGTTATCCGTTTTTCTATGCTCCTCTAATTCAAGAATTGGCAGATTATTCCAAAGTTTTAGATCCCAAAGAGATGGAACAAGCAAAAAATGACCCAAAAGAAGTCCAATTCCTACTTCCTCATCAGTTGGTATCAGTTCTACCATTGAAATCCAGAATGCTTCTACCTCCAGAACTCCGTGTTCTTATGGATGACGATGATAGTCCTATCAGAGATTATTATACCTCTTCATTCAAAATAGATATGGAGTCGGCCCAAACCTCTCACGGTGGAGCCGTTCTTCTACCCAATATAGACCCCTACCGCGTGTACGATGCCGTCGCTCCCATAAAAATTAAAAGTAAAAAACGCAATGAGGTTTATTTTGAAGAAGGTAAGTTGTTAACTGTCGAAAGGCGTCCTGAAATAGCTGAATCCTTGGCAAAGTTGAAAGGCGCAAGACAACGCTTGGCAAAAGCTAAAAAAGGTCCTTCCGCACCAACAGGTAACCCTGCTGATAAATGGAAAAAGATACTTTGATTGAATTTTATTTGTAAAAGTGAACAAATAAAATGTCCCTGCCGCGGGAACTCGTTGATAGAGTTAAGCATTATCACTCTTTTGATTCTTCTACACCAACAGTAGGTTTTTCTTCGGGCAATTCTTGTTTGTTCGTGGTCAGGATTGAACCCTCTGGAAAGGAAACAAGAGAAAAGTTTCTTTTACCTACCAAATGCGAAGAATTAAAATCGTTTTTTGAACGAGTGACCGAGGAAGCCAAAATAGAAGGAGAATCACTTCTATTGAAAAAAAGGATTTTATACTCTTACAATTGTTTGTAATTTTTTCTTACAAATAAACTTTCTTATAACAATAAAACGAATGCCCCGTTGTTCCGGCAAAAAAAAGTGCAGTGTGGGTAAGGTTCGTAATCCCATAACGGGATGTTGCGTTGATGAAACTAAACTTATTGGTCGTCGCCTTAGCAAAGGCAGAGCCAATCCCTATGCTCCCTCTCATCCCATCGCCAAACGTATTAAGAGAGGTCTAAGTCCTGTTAAGAAGTCGAAGAAGAAATCGGGTTCTAAAAAGTCTTCACCGAAGAAGTCTTCCAAGAAGTCTTCCACTAAGGCGTCGGTCGAAAAAGTTTTGAAATCTCTCGAGCCGAAGATTGAGAAGATTGTCAAGAAATCCGTGAAGAAGGCCTCATTGAGTCCCAAATGTATCTGTCCTTCACCCTCCCCCGTGATGAGACCCCGTCGTCTGGGTGTGAATAATTATAGAGCTCCCTCACGGTCGCCTTCTGTGCCCTTATCACAGGCTTCGACTGTTCCTCTATCTCGAGCTTCAACCCGTCCTCTACCAACATCTTATCCACCATCTTCTCGCGAACAATCTTTCCTTTCCTACGGTCGTGAAACTCCTGAAGTTGTTACTCGTCGAAGCACACCTGCTTCTTATTATGATCCGTATCAAGGGCAAGAAGAAATGGCTGCTGAAGAGTATATTAACGAAACCAATCCGTTTGTTCAATCCCCAACTCGTTGTGAGGATAAATGGGAGATACCGGTTCGTCGGTCTGTTTCACCTCGTCTGAGACCGAAAAGTATATCACCAGTTCGTCGGTCTGTTTCACCTAAGAAACCATTCAGACAAAATTCCTCTTCACCAACCTTTGTTAAACGATGGAAT